TTACTGATTCCGAGTACTGAAGTTGTCCAAGTGACCGCCGCAGTGGCCGATCGCTATGATCTCGCGATCATGATCCAGATGAAAGTGGACGCGTAGGAGCCGGGGTTCCTTGTTGCCTACCTTCACATGAGGAACAATCTCAACGGTCTTGCCATCGTAGACGTCCCTGCGCAGATTCATGAATTTCTTGTCCTTCTTCGTGCTCCTCCCTTCAGACATCGCGAGGTCGAACCCGGACAGCTCTTTGAACCTCCGCTCCAGATCTACGCCCTGCGTGTCCTCCGCAAAGAACATTGAGTGCATCGTAGTCGCCATCGCCCAAAGGCACTCCCACGCGAGTTCAACCACGGCGTCGGAACGATCCTCGGTGGATGCCAGTCCCCTGGCCGTGAAGATGATCCGTTCCGGGAATAGGCCCTGAATGGCTTCGGCCACCTCTCGAACAGTGGTCGGCAGTTGCTTGAGGCGATTCATGGCTTCAACGCGAGAAGCGGCGAGCCGCGCCGATTCGGCCGCGGCTGCATGTTTCTGGCCCAGGTCCTGAACGAGGTAGTTCAGCCTGGAAATTTCCTTCGAGAGATCGATATTCTGGTCTTCAAGCTCCTCGGCCCTGCCCACAGATGATTGAAGCTGGTCTGAGACATCCCGAACCTTTGCATGGAGACCTTGGTTGTCCTGTTCGAGTAATTCGATCCACTCGATTTTGGACCGATCATCGACGGCGTGCTTGAACTCTCTGAGCCGAATCTCTCGACGACGAGTTTCGATGTCTTCAAGTGAAGTTACATCCAAGTAGCCTGTGGCATTTGCGCGGCGGGCAACACCCCGCACGATCATCTCTCTGATCGCCGCCTCGGAAAGCTCTTGAATCTGCTCCTCGGAGAAATATCGATGCCGCTTGGCGTCCCGGTCCGAGTCGAATCGAACGCCAGGCTGGTAGATGCGAACCATCCCGTTCTGGCACCTGAAACCCTTGGGCAGGAAATACTCCCACTCCTCCCTGACTATTGGCGATTCTGCGACGTAAACTCTGGCGGATCCAGCCAGTGCCTTTGCGAGTATGTTGGCGTCGAGGATCGGCGTCCCGTCGGCGTCGCTGCAACTGATCAGCACGATCGGGCACAGCCGGCCGGGCGCTTCTAGCCGTTCCAACAAGACTCGACCGTCACCGTTCCGCAGGATTGTTGGGGTTTGAAAAAGAATCTCGGTGCCGGAGGTACAGGTCCATTGCTTCTTGCGGAAAATTGACCCGATAACGCTTGGCGCCGTTGGTACCGGACTCGAAGGCTCTTGACCGATATAGCCAGGCACGATCCAGTAACTGGTCGAGATGCTGAATCTGAACTTGTCGCTCATGGAGGTCAACCCGATGTCGATCCTCCACTGCCGCACTGGAACCTCACGACAGGGGTGTTCATGTCGAAGCGACCAGAATTGAGGCAGCCCCAGAGATCCATTGCCCCGTTCACTGTCTGTCGCAACCGTCACACGGGCGGACTTGGACCCGTTCCAGATACCTCCCGTGAAAAACCAGGCGCCAAGGAGTTGCTCATCGGTGCCAAGTTTGTAGACCAACCACGATCGGACCGTCTTGACGATCTCTGCCCACGCCGTCGTTGGGTTCCCGCTCGGCGCGATGTCGAATTGGCACCGATGGTGGAGTTGAGCGGACGTGGGGGTCAGCGTGGTTGAGACAAAGGTCGCGGAAGTCATATGCATCCTAATACCAGTCAATAATCTACAGCACCCGACGCGCAGATTGCAGGGTGACACAACCGCCGCGAACGCGGCCTAGCGACTAGCCACTTTGGCAGTCCACATCCTGACTTTGACATAGGAGGGCTGTTCTTCTCGGTTGTCGTTTTTCGAACGCTCTGCGTATGTTTACAGCAGAGCCTGTCCGAGGCTCCGCCAACCGACAGCGGAACGACCGTGAGGCGGACTTCCGTTGTGGTGCCATCCCACAACGAGGTCAACCGTCTTGCAGCTTCCCATCGAGGACTTCCAGTCCCTCGCCTGCCTCCTCGCCACCGGCTACCTGCGGCTTCGCCGGCGGCGCCCGCGCGAACTTCCACTTGATAGTTCCCCCACGCCGAGCCCTCATGGACACGAGGTTAACGGCCTTGAGAAAGGAGAACGTCGTGGAAACCACGATGCAGATTCAGAGAGAGATTGAGGAGTTGGGCCGCATGACAGTGCGCCAACTCCGGCAGAAGTACCTGGAGGTGTTCGGCGAGGAGTCGCGGTCGAACCACAAGCAGTTTCTGTTTCGCCGCATCGCCTGGCGCATCCAGGCCAACGCGTGGGGCGGGTTGTCCGAGCGCGCCCGGCGCCGGGCCTTGGAGATCGCCAACGATGCCGACCTGCGGATCCGCGCGCCAAGGAACCTGTTTGGCGGGGACACGCACCTGGACCCGAGCCGCTCTGTCACGCGCAAGGTGGCGGGCGAGCACAATGCCCGGTTGCCGCCGCCCGGCTCCTACCTCGAGCGCGAATACAAGGGCCAGCGGCTGATCGTCAAGATCCTGACCACCGGCTTCGAGTTTGAAGGCCGCGTGTACCGTTCGCTGAGCGCGATCGCCAAAGAGGTCACCGGGACAAAGTGGAACGGCTTCTTGTTTTTCAACTGCGCCACTGCCGCGGAGGTGTCGAATGGGAAGAAGTAGCACGGCGCGCGCCGTCACGGCAGCGGAATCGAAGAAGCTGATCCGCTGCGCGATCTACACGCGCAAGTCCACCGACGAGGGGCTCCAGCAGGAGTTCAACTCCCTGGACGCCCAGCGCGAATCCGCCGAGGCCTACATCACGAGCCAGAAACAGGAGGGCTGGCAGGTGGTCGCCGAGCCCTTCGACGACGGCGGCTACTCCGGCGGCAACATGGACCGGCCGGCGCTGAAGCGGCTGCTGGCGGCCGTCGAGGCCCGGTCGGTGGACTGTGTCGTGGTCTACAAGGTGGACCGGCTGAGCCGCTCGTTGATGGACTTCGCGCGGATCATCGAGATCTTCGATCGCAACGGCGTGAGCTTCGTCTCGGTCACCCAACAGTTCAACACGACGAACTCCCTGGGGCGGCTCACGCTGAACATCCTCCTTTCGTTCGCGCAGTTCGAACGGGAGATCATCTCGGAGCGCACGCGCGACAAGATGTCGGCCGCGCGGCGGAAGGGCAAGTGGATCGGAGGCCATCCGGTGTTGGGCTACGACATCGACCCGAAAGGCGGGCGGCTGATCGTGAACGAGGCCGAGGCGACGCAGGTCCGGACGCTGTTCAGCCTCTACTTGGAACTCGGTTCTCTGCTGCCGGTCCTCCAAGAGTCCCAGCGGCGCGGGATTGTCGCCAAGGCCTGGACGACGGCGGACGGCAAGCCGCGTGGAGGGCACCGGCTGGGCAAGAGTGCGCTCCACGGGATCCTGACGAATGCGATTTACACCGGGGTGGTCGACCACAAGGGGCACCTCTACCCCGGTGAGCACGAGCGGATCATCGACCAGGCGACGTGGGACGAGGTCCAGCGAGGCCTGCGCCGCAACAAGGTCGACGGCAGCGCCCGCATGCGAAACAAGTACGGGGCGCTGCTGCGCGGGCTGCTGTTCTGCATGTCCTGCGGAACGCCAATGATGCACACATACACGGCGCGGAATACGAAGCGGTACCGCTATTACGTCTGTTGCAACGCGCAGCAGAAGGGCTGGAAGCACTGCGACACGAAGTCCGTGCCGGCGCAGGCGATCGAAACCGCCGTGCTGGACAGCATCCGGCGTCTGGGCCGGGATCCGGAACTGGCGAGGGCCGTTGTCGCCGAGGCGGTTGCACAGGTGGCCTGCCAGCGCGAAGCGGAAGAAACGGAGGCAGCGGACCTGCGGCGGAAGGTGCGGCAACTGAACCTGCGTCTGGTCCGGGAGGCCGGCGATCCAGGCGCGAGCAGCGCAACAAAGGCCGTGCGGATGGCCGAGACGCAACGCGAAATCGAGACGGCCGAGGCTCGGCTGGCGGAACTCGCCGCGGCGTGCACCGACGGCGAGGCGGAGCGGATCGAGGCCGGCGACCTGCACGGGACGCTGGCGGAGTTCGACGGCGTCTGGGCCTCATTGGCCACCTGGGAGCAGGAGCAGATGATCCGCCTGTTGGTCGCCAAGGTCGGCTACGACGGGCAGAACGGGAAGGTCACGGTGAATTTCAGCAGCAAGGGAGCGAAGGAGCTATGCCAAGGAAAATGAAGGGCGATGCCGGGCAGGCGCAGGCCGAGTGTGGGATCGCCGTCGAGATGACGATTCCGGTCGTGCGGCGCGGCCGGAAGGCGGGCAGCGCCGAGGTGAAGGAAGTGGCACAAGGGCCGCCGCCAGGCCCCAAAATTCCACGCATCACCAGGCTGATGGCCCTAGCCATCAAATTCCAGGACATGATCGACCGCGGCGAGGTGCGCGACTACGCGGATCTCGCCCGATTGGGGCTGGTGACCCGGGCGCGGCTCACTCAGATCATGAACCTGACGCTGCTGGCGCCGGACATCCAGGAGGCCATACTCTTTAGCGAACAAGCAATTCCTGCTGGACTGCAGCTCTCGGAACGGGATCTCCGCAGCGTTTCAAAGCTCATTGATTGGCGCGATCAGAGGAAGAGGTTCCGTGCTGTAATTGAGTGTCTGCGCTTGACGAAACGACGTGCGATTGCCGGCTGCCGATTTGCCAGTATCGGCACAGGTGACCCTGATGCACCGCCCACGTCTGGATCCGTCTACAGGTAGGCTGCATCCCTGGTCAGTGGTCGAAGTAGCGTTCCCTTATCTCTCGGTGATCCGCCAAGAAATTCTCGAGCCGGGTCTGATCCCAAGCGTCATAACTGATCCCGCGTCGCTTGGCGATCGCTTCTAGTTTGTCCCAGAGAGTGGCATCGATGAGACCCGACGTCATCACCCCGAAGCCCTCCGCCCCAAATTGGTCGATCACGTCCGCGATCGTAACCCGACTCCCTGACAGTGAACGGTTCGCGACCAGAGCTTTGCATTGAAAGATCCACTTCTTTGGAACACGGCCGAGACGCGCTCGGCTTGTCGCTTCGATGTCCCGGCCTCCATCCCGCGAGCGCGACTTCCCCATCTTTTTGATGGTGCGGTAATCAAACTCGCTAGTTGCGGCTAGAACATCGCAGCAGAGCCTCTCGAACTGCTCATCGTCCAGCCGATCCCAATCACATTGAATACTCGTCGGGCGGCCGAGGCAGGATCGGAGCAAGTCAACTGACTCGTGCAGATTGCTGAGAACCCCCTCGATCGCTCTGGAAGGCAGCACGTGCACGTCCCCAGCAAATAGGACGATGCCCCACTCCTCAATCCAAGCGACGAAATTCTCGCCAGAAGACGTCATGGAGTACGAGAGTGGTTGCCTGCCGGTAGCGCGACCGCACTGTCGCAGCATGGTCAGGCATTGCTTCAGGCCATCCGAGCGAACTTCAACAGCTAAGCGGCTGTCAGAAAATATCATGTGATCGCTCGTACGAGAGATCAGCGTTGCGTCTCTTAGAGTCTCCGGGTTTCCAGTTTCGCGGAACATTTCAAGAAGCTGCGCAACATCGACATCTTTCTGAACAACCCAAGCCCGTGGCGACACGTAAACAGCGCGACCGACTATCTCGCTGAATGACGATCTGACAAAGCCAAAACGGGTCTCGGGTTGCTTTGGGAAGAACCGTTCCCACTCTTCAGGCCCAGCCTCAGAACCAATGTTGTCAGCCTCCTGGCCGTACACCTCGTTGATCATGTAAGAGTCGGCAAGTTCAGGGAATGAAACGCGCCTGAAGGGCACCTCGGCCAAGAGATCAGCAATCGCCTCGGGAACTTCCTCTCCTTCAGATTCGCCACTCTCCGGATCAAGTCCGCGAACAAGCCAGTGAAGGACCTCGGCGAAACGACGACACTCTTTGACCTTCGCGCGGAAACGGGCAACTGCAAAGATTTCTCGAACTGGGACCACATCTACTCGAAGTGTTGCGCAACACGGGAGAAGTGACTCTCCCACGAAAAGTGCATCGCCGTAGTCAGCGGCAATGCTCACGGGACTGTTGGCAGTTCCTATCGACGGCATGGGCACGTCAACGATGCAATGACCATCGAACTGATTGAGCACATCGCAGATCGTTTCGGGCGCCCAATCGGCGAGCCCGTCCGACGACAGCAAGAATTGCGGGTTGTTCATGCCAATGCTGCTCACCTCTGATCCGCTGGATACTACTATTTCCACTTTCCCTGATCATCAAAGCTGGCTTTCGAGTATCGCTTGGTCAACATGAGATCCGCCTCAGCCGGGGAGAGTCAGCATGGCAGGATGAGGTGACTTGAGCCATTGAGTCAACTAAGGATACCTCGTCCACTGCTCGTTCCGGCCCGTTGAGAACCGTGTTGCGAACTGTGGTGATCGAGTGCCGTTAAGGGAAAACAGATCGAGTACTTCGGACGACTCTCGCGCAGCAAAAATGAACAAGCGGAGAATTCGATCGCATCGAGACACGCAGGGTGTGATCGGAGGGGTTCTACCATTCGTCTTCATTTCTGCCAGCTCCGCCGCTCAAAAAACTCCCGATGAAACGATCCGGCCTTACGCCGGCTAGCCTCCGGTCGCGGCAGAGGAAGAAGAGTTGATTTAAGGCCTCACTGTCGAGGAAAGCGAGTGTCGGTGGCACCCCACGAAGCGATTCCATGTGCTGTTCGATGCGACTCTGCTGGTCTGCTGGAAACGCAATCACCCAGCGCGTGTCCGACGGAGGCAATTCACGTCTGAGCCGTGAAAGAGCCTCGATCTTGGCTCCGACTTGCTCCCCGCAGCAGATCTGCCATGCCCCGACAAGTCCCTTACCCCAAAACCACAGGCTGTCCACCTCAGCAGCGATCCGGCGCGCCTCCGGAAAGCCGGCTAAGAGAGGCACACTCTCCAAATCGCGAATGTAGCCATCAAGATCAGCCAGAGGACGGCCGCCGAAGCGAAGATCCTCATACTCGGGGCGACAGTGTACTTGGACTCCAATTCTCGAACCTACAATGCTCAAGTTATGTGCGATGAGGCTGTCGAGCCTCAACTTCGTGACTCTGCTCCGAACTCGATAGCCAGTCTCAGGCAGCAACGCTTCATACATATGAAAGCTTCCCGGACTCTCGTAGACAACCGCGTTTGTGTCAATCTCGCGAGTCTCCCCGACCTCATGCGGCTGCCCCGGCCTGTAAATGAGGTGTTTGTGGCCAGCTAGGATCCGAGCGCTGCCGGCGTCAATCTCAATCCGTCCCGGACGGCAAATGTAAAACTCCGCGGTATTTGCCAGCAGACTCTCAAGCACCGATCTGACGTTGTACGACGCTCCAAGAACACGGTCGACGCTGAACGGGACACCCGGCTCAATGGCTGCTGCCACCCGTCGCAACATGCCGCGTGAAATGCTCGCGTCAGAGGCGGCCGCCTCTGACTGTGCCTTCGCGGGGTTCCAGCGCAGAACGCGGATCGGTCCCTGAGGTGAGGCGATGGAGTTGATGCGGATCAGTCCCTCATTTCGTTCATTGATGTAGTGGACGGGCTCACCACGTGCCCGCAGGGGCTCGATACGTTCAACCAAGTCCGTAACAGTCAACACCATTTGATTCTACCAGAAACCTGGTTTGTGTAGATAGAACTTAGTATCGTTCTCGCTAACCAGGGTCCGGTTTGAGGTGCCTGAAGAAATCATCACGCGAAACCAAACGGTCCAGCCGAAGAGGAGCCAGGGCACTTCCAATAGCCTGGAAGTCAATGGATCGCCAGACCCTTCAGGGCGCAGGAAAATATATTTCGTCTGCTTTCAGCGACTTGCGATCCATAATGCCGGGACATGCCGAAAACCGGGTTTCCGCCTCTCGTTTGGTGTTAACATGTGGGTATGCCGATACCAAATGATCTTAACCTCGTCGTCGGGATGGACCTCCAGTATGCCAATCCTGACAATCCCCGCCTGTTCCGGATCCTGCCTAATGGAAACGCCGCGACCGGGTTCTACTTCGTCCGCTGGAATCCGACAGTCGGCCAGACGATGACGGATTGCAGTCCGAAAAAGGTCAGCGCAGCCGCCGTACAGAAGTTGTGCGCGGCTCTGCAAGGCGGAGCCCCAGTCCATGTCGATTCAGAACTTCACGCCGGGGGAAACGCACGATCAGTGCTTGGAGCGGCGCTCGCCAACACGCCGAACTGCTGGATGCGGCGGATCGACGGGCGGATGTGTTTGGAGTACGATCCGGCCAGCGCTCACGCCGTCGGACAAATCATCTACCGGTGAGGGAGAAGCCAAGCGCCAGGCGACCAACCTCATGCCCCACGGGGAACGTCAAGTCGGCCCCGCATTCGATGAGCAGCAACTCGACTTCAGCGGACAGCTCCGGCAGTGCGGCTGCTTCGGCTTACAGATAGTGGCTCCCAAATCGAGCAGAGCCCAATTCACTTCAACGGCACGAGCAGGATCTTGACCCGTGATCCCGGAGGCCAGCTCCCAAATCTCGGGGCTTCTACGGGCTTCGAATCGGCTATGCCCAACGCCGAAAACTCGCATCACGATCCTTGCGACGTTTGTGTCGACTACGGGCAACGGCTGATTAAACGAGACACAGAGGACGGAATTGGCCGTATAGTCACCTACACCAGGCAACGCCAGAAGCTCCTTCCTTGAGCTTGGAACGTAGGGCTCCGCACGGCCTGTGATCGCGCGGGCGAGTGCATGGAGTTGACGCGCACGCTGGTCGGAAAGGCCCAGCGGTTGAAGAATCTTCGCCAGCGTCGAGCATCGGGCGCGCGATAGCCTCGCAGGATCCGGGAACCGTTTCAAGAACTTCGGCAAGAATCGATTTACGACCGGCGCAGTCGTTTTCTTCAACAGCACCTCCGCAATCAGGACGACATACGGATCACGGTTCTCCCTCCAGTAAAAGCTACGGCCATCGCGACGGAACCAGTTCACGAGCAGGAGACGCACCAAACCTGGCTTACTCCGAACCGGCATCGGTCACTGCCCGAAGGCGATCGTTGCCCCATCCGAAAACCGCACGACCACCACAGGTCCACCAATCGTGAGAGTCTCCTCTTCCGAACGAGGGTCGAATCGCCGCACGCGGGCCGCGGCTTCTTCGGCACTTGGGACCTTGACGAACGGAATGAACTCGATGGCGTCTCCGTTCGGACTTGGGTGTTGTGTAAGAAGCGCCAGCACATGCTCCGAAGAAATCAGGTAGCCAGTTCCTCCAGCCAGCGGCTTCGGTTGGGCACCCTGGAAAACCAGACTCGCAAACTCGTGGGCTCTGCTCAAGTGCGACGTCAGAATCAACAGGCTGATCTGCTTCTGACTGGCGATCACCCTTGCGTCGGCGAGTGTGGTGTTGGCGAGTTTAATCGTATAAGGATCGGCCTTCTTCAGTGTTCCCAGCTCGTGCGTCTGCCGACCCAGCCAAACCAAATGCTTCCGCTCGTCCAGTTTCATCCACTCGACGTCCGGCAGATTCGCGAGGATAGTCTCAGGCTGATTGCGGCTCGAGCCACTGCCTCCCAAGACACTATCGACGTGGACGGGCATGTTCAGCGTCAGGCGGTCGGCGACTCTTCGAAGTTCGGTCAGAGGCCTGGTCTTGATCTCACCCGAAACGTTCTTGAGCTTGATGTAATCATCATCGACCTCGGTGACGAGGATGTCGCTCCTGCCTGAGATCGAATGCAAACGCCGACCCTCCATCTGCTTCAGGGAGGACAGGACATGGTTCCAATCCATCTTTATAATCTATCTGAAAGTGGCGGCGGGAACTTCAACACATGGTCGTCTTCGCCCGCTGACTCGATCGCGGCCACATCTTCTAGCCACTCCCGCAAGAACGACTCGGCTTCCTTGTCCTCGCCTCCGAGGTTCATAAATCGGACGTTACTGCCGATGCTGACGTATTGTGGCCCCTCTTGCAGTTTGTTTTGGAGGTCTAGTCCCGCAGCAAAACGGCGAACATCTGAGACAAAATCGAGGACGATCACCTTGTCTTTTCCAGAAGCGATCCTCAGTCCACGCCCGAGCTGCTGCACAAAAATCCGGCGGCTGTGCGTCACCCTCTGGAAGACGACGATGTTCACGTCAGGAAGGTCGATTCCTTCATTGAGAAGATCCACGGCGCACAAGACGCCAGCATAACCGTCGTGGAAATCAGCGAGGATCTTCGATCGCTGCGCGTGGCTAAGTCGAGGAGCACCGGGACTTCCTGCATACAGAGCCTCCGCACGAGCGAAACCCGAACCGTTCACGCGGTCTCGCATCGTGATCGCGTGGTCGATGTTGCCACAGAAGACGATGGCGCGCGCGCGAGGGATTTCGTACCACGTCTCCTTGAGCTTTTGAACTACTGCGTCATCCCATTCCTGGATGAAGATCGTTCTGTTGAGGCCCCGCGGCGTGAGATGATGCGCGCGGTTGAGCTCCTGCCAGTTGATGTTGTCGACGTGCATTCGGTAGTCGACATTTGACAGCCACCCCATCTTGAGCCCTTGCACGATATCCACACAAGAAACCGGCTCGCCGAAGAGCGCGTGGATGCTCGTTCCGTCTGGACGCCAAGGAGTTGCGGTCATCCCGATCAGGAAGGGACCATCTGGCGTCTCGCTCCGAATGGCCGCCAGAACCGCGCGATACTCGGCACTTCCTGCATGGTGGCATTCGTCCACGATCACTAGCTCGAAAGGCAAGTCGAGCTTTCCAGCAACCTGAAGCTTCGAGGCGACTGAATCAATGCATGCGAAGGTCAATGTTGCGTCCGGATCTGGGGTCTCGTAGCCGTTCCAGACTCCTGTGATCTCGGATTTGTCGAGACAAGGCCAAAACGCCCGTTCCAATTGATAGACAAGATCGTTGGTATGCGCCAGCACGAGCGCACGCATCCCCGGGTGAGCCAATCTCATTCGCCGGTACGACTCCGCTGCGACGAAGGTCTTACCCAAACCGGTTGCCATAACAACCAGCGCAGCACGGTGTTTGTCCTGCAGCGAAGCACTGACAATCGACGCGATCGCGCTCTCCTGATAGGGGCGCGGCTGTCTGGTTGTAGGGGGCTGTGCGGGCAGTCTTTCCCATTTCTTGGACAGCGTGGTACGATCCCAGAGTTGCAGTGGAGTGCCCGCAGCCATCAACAGCGACTGATGTGTTCGCGCCTGATCAGTGAAGCCGAGGTTTGTCGCAACCACTGGGACGTCTGCGCGGTAGACATGGGCGGCCCTGATGGTCTCATCCAAGACTTCGACCCCGATACTCGCCGCCCGGCGGCGCTTCACTTGAACGAGCCACCGCTTCTCGTTCCTATGAGCCAAGATGTCTGCACCCTCGTCACCACTCTGCCCTAGCAGCCGGACCCCAGTAAATCCTTCGCTCAGCAGCAGCCTGCCAACGGATCTCTCTAGGTACTGCCAGCTGCAATTCGCCAGAACGTCGATCGATAGGAAGCCGCGGTGCATCCCGTCAGAGTCCCGGCCGCAGATTTCGGAAGAGCAGGTGCAATGTTCGCTCGACACGAACAATATAGCCCGGATCAGATTGCCGCGTGTCCAGGAAGCCCACCACATCGTCCAGCAAGTTCCGATATCGGGCGAGGACAACCCCTTGAATCTGTCCCACCGTGGCGGGGTCCTCTATTGGTAACTTCTGGTAAGAGTCCGCCCAGAAGCATCCGTCAAAAAAGCGCTCCGGGAATTTTTCCACCACCAGCGCGACCAAACGATGTTCCAGAAATGTCAGGTACTTGCCGGACTTGATCAGATCTGGTAGCTGGCTGGCGTCGACGCCGTTCTGAACTATCGTACGGACCAGAGATCCTTGATCCGGTGCCGGGAGTATTCGATAGTACTCATCTGCGGCACCGTCCATCAGTTCCGGGAGGTTTTCTCTGAGGGTCTCAAAGAACTCCTCCGCCCGCTTTCGAGTCCGGTCTGGATTGATTGAAAGTCGATCCCTCCAGTAGTTCGATGAAATGCGCCAGGACAAAGCAGGCAGCGACCAGAGATGAGCTTTGTCGCCACTCATGAACCGCGCGTTCGCGTCCTGAAGCAGGCGTGCCGCCTCCATGCAAATCACGTGTTCTGGCCTGACTTGATACTCACTAAACAGCGGGTGCGACGGATCGATGAATACCTTTAAACCCTGATCGCGATGTACAACGGCCGGCAACGCGGTCCCGTCCCTTACAAGACTGATGCCCGGCTTCAATGTGTAGACGTTGATGTCCATCGGGGGACAAGTCGCGTCGTCCGGAAGCGGAATCGAGAATGCCGCAATCGAGAGGTCGTCGTCCTTGTTCGAGTTCTGACTCAGGAAATCGAGACTTAGGGGGTTGACTTCGCCAACTGGGCGCCCGCAATTCAGGCAGGAGTGCGAGGACGGTGGATTTTCGCGGCTGCAGAACGAACACCTCCACCGTCCCTCCTGGCGAACGTCCTGAGACTGGCCACACTTCGTGCAGACCACTGCTGAGCGAGGCATTTCAGCGGCGCAGTCGGCGTTGATACAGGCCTTCCCGACAAATACGTGATCACAGCCGGGGCACGACTCTGTGCTCGCCAGGCACTGGAATCCGCATTCGGGGCACTCCTTCAGTTCGGTGGCTGGCTTATTGTCAGCCTGCTCAACGAGCCTCCACCATTCGCTGTCGTCGTAAAACCCTGGCTCCTTGCGCCTGAACTTCTCGAGGTACTCTGCCTCCTTTTCTCTGCTGATGCGCTTCGGACGGTCCTCCCCGGCCTCCCAATAGCCCATGTAAACATCGCGAGTTCCGACGTCACGTACACGACGGTATCCTTGGTAAAGGGCGTAGACCGGAGATTCGTTCTTCGCCTCCCCAGCCTCAGCAGCAACCTTCGGCTGCAATGAGCTTTCGCCGCGGAGGAAGGCGATAGCCCTCGTCCATTCCGGACTTGTTCTTTGGAAGTCCTGTTTCAGGAAATCTGTCGGCACATGATCAAGATGTACTTCCCCGACGATCCGGCCAAATGGGCTGTCGATCGGGTAGTCCTTGATCTGCCGGCCGCGAGCATCAGTCCAAGAAAAAAAGGCTTCTTTCTCCAGAAGGCGGATTGCTCTTCCATTCCGGATTAGGTCAATTCCGTAATGGTTTGCATCATCGTATCGTTGGATCCCGACCCAGCCCTTGATCCGCTCTTGTACCGTTCGGGACGCCGTATTCTTGCCGCACTGGGGGCAACCATTCCCGTCCACGAGGGTAAAGCACTGAGCGCACCGAACCTGGGAGGCAAGAACTTTGTCGAAGCGCATAACGGCGGCGATGTTGCCGAAGTCGCGATGAGTCACAAACCGACGATCAGACCAGATGCAGTGCTCGAATGGTTCGACGATATCGTCGCCGACGAAGATCCGGACCACGCCATCCCGAAGCAACGTCGAATACCGCCGGCCTAGCTGATCGCGAATCTCGTTTTGACCCAATCTGACCAGCTTCTCGGCAAACCCGGCATTCGGGTTGCCCGACGGCCACCATTGCTTGACCTCGACCAGGGCTCCGTGGAAGTTCGGAGGATCCTTCGGAGAGATCCGGACCGGAACGTCGTATGTCCGTCGTTGAACCATCTCCTCAAGGTCGATCTCGACGGTGAGCATCTCCGCACTGTCCTGCTTAGCCGTCTTGAAAACGGTTTTGCGGGCTAGCTTGCCGGTTGAGATATTGAAGCCCATCCCAAAGAGACCCAGCCTGTCGAATGGGTTGTTTGAGCTGAAGCCGGCACGCAATGCGTTCTGCGCTTCGTCAAGGGTGAGACCCGGTCCGTTGTCAAGAACCGCAATCGATCCGCGCCCCCGCGAAACCTCAGCCACTTTCGGCAGGTATACGGTTACCGTGTTGTTTTCCGAGCCCTGCTGCCGGAATTCACTCGACGCAAACGAGTCGATGCTGTTGTCGATCAATTCGCACAATGCGTCCAAGGGGCGCATCGGATTGCGAGTGATTGCCAGCAGAATCCGTGGATCAGGCTGGAGATTGATTCTTTCCGCAGGCACTGGCCTTAACCTCCTCCTCGCCGGAGCGGATCGGAGTTCCGGCGCCCAATATGAACTGCCTGAGTGAGTGACCGACCGCCGCTGCTAGCTGGACCGGTACTCCATTCCCGATGAGCTTGAATTTGAACGACAGCGGCATCTCCGGCGGGAGTGCATACCCATCAGGCACCGTTTGAATTCTCATCGCTTCTCGAACCGTCAAACGTCGGGGTTGCGCCGGATGTAGATGTACCTCATTGTTGCCATAGGCCGCGGTAGGACTGTACCTGAATCGGTGCAGTCTCTTGAAAGATTTTCGGGAATCATCACCTTCCGCGATAACCGTGAACTTGTCGCTCTTGGGCGCGAAGCCTTCTCGCCCGTTCGGAAGACTGGCCGTAGCTTCGACGTCAAGTATGAGTGGAGCCAAACAAAGTTGCTCCGGCAAACCGCCCGGCATAGCGGGCTCAGCACCAAACGGTGATGTGGAAGGCCACGGAAAGCGCTTCTTCGCGTCTTTGAAAGCAGGATCCTCTGGCCAAGGGAACCACCCGCGAGCGCGCTTGTCGATGCGCAGTCGATAGATCGCCCGGATCAGCTCACGACGGACGCCGACGATGAAGACACGCTCGCGATCCTGCGGAACGCCGAGTTCCAGTGCGTTTAGCACCCGGAGATCAACCGCGTACCCCGTCTCCTCAAGCTTCCACAATTCCTGATCGAGGAATTCCCGGTGGGCTCGTGTGCTGATCAACCCCTTCACGTTCTCAATCAAGAAAAATGAGGGTTGGAGTTCACAAATCCGCTCGATGAACAGTTGGGTGAGTTGACCGCGGTTGCCGGCGAATCCACGATTCTTGCCTCCAACCGAGAAGTCAGGGCACGGCGGCCCGCCGATCATGCCGAATTGGTCTCCCCTCTTCAACGTCCCAAGCGCTTCACGCCGGATCGCCGCTGGCCCTTTCTTTCGAATGTCCTCCCGGCAACTGATGGTCGGAGCGGCGCCTCGAATACTCTGGCTGGCAAACAAGGTCTGCATTCCATTGTCGTGCGCATCACAGAAGGACTTCTGGACTTCAAGACTCCACACCACGGGGAAGCCAGCCCTGGTCATTCCCAAATCCAGGAAGCCCCCTCCAGTGAAGAACGAAATCAAGGGAGGCGTTCCGTCGAGGGGAATAAAGGGACGCGTTCTGACGTCGGCTAGACTGCTTGCTCCGTTGAGGAGCACGATCCTAGGAGTATCCATAGCAGGGTCACGGTACCTCAAAAACAACTGAGACGGGTGCTCCGGTGCGTCGATTGCCCGGATGCTCATCGAGTCTCCTGTTGCCATTGAGTCGGCCTTTCCTCCCTGCATTAGCGCACATCAAACGGGAGCTTCGGCCCCCCCGACGCTTCTTCGATGAAGCGATCAATCGCCTGCCTAATCAGCCAGGCAACACTCACCTTGTACTTGGTCGCAAGTTCTTGCAGCACTTCCCTTTGGGACACCGTCAGGGTTGCTGTAATCCGGGATGGCCGCTCGGCGGCACTTCCGTTCGCTTCGTCTACGGCGCTGATCGCAGAATCGCGTTCCTGCATCACAGTGCATCATACCGCATCGTGACGATGAAGGGTTTCCCAACGGACGTCGCAAGTCAACGATCTTCCCTCTACTTTCTTCATTGCCGCGCGAAAAAGGTTTGCTTGTTGTTCGCCCTGATAACACTGAAGTTGCCGTTGCGCTCCAGGCCGAAGGGGGACTACCCGATAGGCGTCTCCGGCGGCTGACCAAGACTACGGCTTGGGCGAAGCAGATGGTGGCAGGGCACCCGTACTCAAGGGCTGCGGGGGCCTGCCTGGGTTGCCTGGCCTCGTAGTAGGCGCTGATCCAGAGAAGTTTCTCGCGATTCTTCCAGGCGACCCTCTCCGCAATTTCCCGCGTGAGTGCTTGGCAGCCCACCAATTCGGCTTCCAGAGTGCTTTCAACTTCACAATCCCGCCACCGGAGGCAGAAATCCAAGTCCCATTTCGTTATGCCGGTGCGCCGGGCGGCGACATTGACCAGTTCATTTCTCATGAAGTCCGCCACGCTGTGCTGCCAGGGCTGGTCCATGCCGCTCCGGCAGACCTCGTCGCAGTATCTGTTCGATCGCCACCGAGGTCGAGTAGTGGTCCGGCAGCGTTCCGTGGAGCCACTTGTAGTAGTCGGCGCGGTCGACGCCGGCGGCGTCCTGGAGGCCTTTCACCTTGCAGCGGTTTTGCTTGAGGAATTTTTTAACCACGCGTTTGCGGTCCGGAATGGGAGTAGGCGGGATTTCGCCGGCGGATGCCTGGCGGTGGGTGGCGATGATCTGTCCCGCATCGTCGATGGCGAGTTGCTCGTCGAGGGTGGTGAGGGCGATGCCCCGGCGCTGGAGCAGTTCCTGCACTTCGACGGTGTGGTGCCGGCTGGTTGGCGTCATCAGCACCAGTGGCCCCGACTGCCCGAGAAGCAGTTGCTGCACCGAGGCTCGGAACCGCGCACTGTCTGGCAGGATCGCGAGAAACACAGGCTGGGCTCTGGTCTCGCGGCGGGTGGAGAGTCCGATGGCGAAGATACCGTCGTGGCGCTCCCGTGGCGATTGCCAGTGGATGCCGAGCGGCGCTGCCAGAGCGCGCGTGAATGCCGCCAGGTCGAGTTCGTGAACCAGGACGTCCTTCCGCGTGAGTTCAATCCGTTCGCACAAACCATGCGGGTCCCGGCACAGGGCAGAGTATTGGCCATTTCCGTAGTCGACGATCCGGCGCGGGCAATGCGGCCAACCCGGGCGCGGGCATGGGTAGGAGCCTTCCTCCAGGTCGGTGACGCGGAGGTGTGGGCGGAGCAGTTCGACGTCGGCGCCGCAGTGGAATTCCCAGAATGCCGGGATGGCGGCGAGGCCGGGAAGCGCTTCAAGCGACTGCCATAAACGGCTGAGTGGTCTCATCGTCGGCCTCCGTTCCGATCTGCACGAAACGCCGTTCCCGCAAAAACTGCTCGATCGGCGCCGCCTCCTCGCCGCGCCCGTACTCGGCAATGTTGGGGGGCTGAATCATCAGCGGCCGCGGGCTCGCTTCTCCCGTCAGCTTCACGGCGAAGCGCGCCTTGAGCAGCCGGGCATCTTCGGGCAGGCTCGCCTTGCGATGGGCGAGGGCGGCAAACAGGTCGTCCGCCTTCTTCTTCTCGATCAGATGCAGGGCCTGGTCCGGCCAGCCGTATTCGAGTTCCGTGAGCCAGACACGGTCGATGCCCCAGAGGTCCCGGCACTCGAGCGAACGCTGCCCGTCCGCCCGGAGCGGCTCCAGCGTGTACTTCTGCGCGTAGACGAACCACTCAGGATCGCCGAACAAGTGCCGGCCAAACTGTTCTCGGTAGAGCCGGAGCTCGCCAAGAGTGCGGGCGTTGATCCTGAGTTCGTTGGCGATGAAGTCGTAGACGACCAAGTCGGTCTTTTCGGGCCGGAAGAACGTGCATGTGGACTGCGGCCCTTTCCGGCTGGGCTCGCGCCGGCACAATTCGCCATGCTGCACGAGGAAGCGGACTTCGCCTGCCAGGTCCGTCCGGACGACGCGGCAACCCACGCCGCGTTTCCTGGCGACGAACCAGGCTTCGAGTGCGGCTTCGAGACCCTCGAGCGAGTAAGGCAGATCGCCGGGCGGGATCACAGTCAGCGGGTCGCGCGCCCGGAAGCTCTCGAATTTGCGGCGCCGCTGGGAGCCAAGCTCCCTTTCCTTGAGGACGAGCATGTCCGGCGCTTCCACCCAGATCCGCGCGGCCAAGTCGGCCGCCGTGGCATCAAGGTCGACCTGGATGAAGTTCCGCCGCGCGATGGCGAGCAATTCGTCGAAGTTCTCATCCGCGCCGAGGGTTCCAATAACGTGAAGCCCCTCAATGACATGCGAGTCCATCCGTTCGTCCGGTTGCGCCAGCAGCGCGCCCAGCCGGAGATAGTCGATCTCCGCATCGGCCGAGCCGGGCCAGACGAAGCCACCCGCCTCGAGTAGAGGCCGGCAGGGTTCCAGGATCCGCAGAAGGCATCCGGGCTGAATCGTCTTCAGGACATCCGGCTGCGAGAAACTCTTCGGGTTGGATCGAACCATGGCAGAGACCTCCGAGGGGAATCCCGGCCGCGGAAAGCTCCCGGACGGGAGGGCGGCGAGGAACTCGAAGCCACAGGATAGCACAGCGAAGACAGGGCGAAAACATATCCAGAGTGCAAACGATTGAAAACGTTTGAAATAAAGTTCTACCGCGCCTTTTCTTGTGGAAACCTGTGGAATCCGCCCTCAATTCGGCTAACCGCATGAAAATGCGGCGGAACGTGTAGGGACGGGGTCTGAGGGCCGATTCACGCCCGTGCTCGCGCCGGGGCTGCCTTGGGAAGCCTTTTTGCGTTTACCCACATTTTCCCCACATTTCCACCCTTGCTTTACCCACATTCTGAGGCCCGATCATGGGCGTGTCATGAAACACGCCACAGACGGGAAGGACGAGTGAAATGAGCGAGCAACCATTGGAAAAACTGCTTGATGAGAAACAACTTGCGGGGCTGCTTGGGGTCTCCACAGGCACCCTGCGCTACTGGCGTGTCCACCGCCTGGGTCCGCCCTACCGCAAGGTGGGCAGCCAACTCGTCCGGTATTCGCCATCGGACGTCCAGACCTGGCTCAGCACCCGCAAGGTGGACGGGAAGTCGGCTCCTGCGGGGGTGGCGCAATGAGCCGGCCACAATCGACTTGGGATCTCTCCACCCAGGAGCGCCGCTTTGTGTCGGCGATGTCCCGGATGGGCTTTGGGCGGTTCGAGTTCCTGCGGATCGAAAAGGGCGAGTTGGCCTTGAACCCCTGGCCCACGGCGGTCCGGGACGTGAAGTTCGGGGCCCAGACCGCGGCGCCGGCAATGTCGCTTGCCGCCGGTTTCGAACTTAAGTCTCAGGTCGCGGATCTGTTTGAATACGTCCGCGCCGTTGAGGAGGGCGAGATCCGCGCCCTCGAGATCCGGCACGGTCTGCCCTTCTCCATGGAGATTGAGCATCGGCCGGAGGGAGGCAGCCGTGGCTGATCCTACTCTCGACCAGGCGCTCCCGGTCGTCCAGAATCTGGCGGGGCGGAAGGCGAATGCCTTTATCAGGCGCTATGGCCTGCTCGCCAGTGAGCGGGAGGACGTCCAGAGCCAACTGATGCTCAGTTTCCTGGCCGGCTGGCCCCACTATGATGCCAGCCGCGCCTCAATCCGGACCTTTGCCTCACGGGTCATGGACCGCGAACTCGTGTCGATGCTGCGCTATCGCCTGGCGCAGAGCCGCCAGCAGCGGGAGTTGCCTCCCAGAGAGTCGGGACCCAGCGATGCCGCGCGCCGGCGCTTCCGGGTGGACATCGCCCGCGCACTGGGCTCGCTGCCCTTGATCGTCCGCAAAACTGCGGCCGCCCTCGTCTTCTCCACCCAATCCGAGGCGGCCGAGAAGCTTGGGTGCTCCTGCCAGATGATCAGCGAACGGAAGTTCCGGATCCGCCGGGTTCTGATCGCCGCCGGCATCGGTCCCGACTATTTCACGGCCGGAGGCGCGCAATGAGCACCGCGCCCCAGATTTCCACCTACAGCATGTGGTCCTTGTTCCGGAATTGCCGGAAGGCCTGCGAGTACCGCTATGTGCTCGGCCTGGTCCCGAACCAGAAGGATGCCAACCTCAGCTTCGGATCACTGATCCATGAATGTTTGCAGACCTGGCATGCGACCGGCGACCTCAGCGCCGTGCTCGCCTACATCGATGGGGCCTGCGGCAACCGCACCTCCGATGAGGGTGTCCGCAGGGACTGGCACCTCGCGCGGGCCATGATGACCGGCTACGCCAGCCGCTACCCGCAGGAGGAGTTCACCGTCGTCGCCCTGGAGAAGACGTTCGAGGGTCCGATCGTCAATCCGGCCACCGGCGCGGCGTCCCGCAGTTTCGTCCTCGCCGGCAAGGTGGATGGGATTGTCCGGATCGGCGGCGAGCATTACATCCTCGAACACAAGACGGCGGCGACGATCGGCGCCGACTACCTGGAGAGGCTCTGGACGGACTTCCAGATCGCCATCTACTCCCACTATGTCGAAGAGGCGCTGGGCATCCCGATCACGGGAGTAATCTACAACATCCTCGCGAAGGCCCGGTTGCAGCAGAGCGCGGGCGAGACCGAAGAGGAATACCAGGCGCGCCGCGAGGCTCTGCTGGCGAAATCAAAGACGGGCAAGACGACGGCCAGGCGCAAACTGCCGGAAACCGACGAAGAGTTTCAGACCCGGCTGCTGGAGAAATACGCCGAGCCCGAGATGTTCCACCGCGAGATGCTCTACCTCTCGCGCGACCGCTTCGACATCCTGCGCGCCGAACTCTGGGAACTGACCCAGGCATTTCTCGACGCCAGGCGCCGCGGGGTTTTCTACCAGAACACCGGTTTCTGCTTCAACTACCACCGCCCCTGCGCCTATTTTCCGGTCTGCCGGTCGAACGGCAATCCGAACGTGATCGACAACTTCTACACCATCGCGGCGCCACACGAGGAGCTGCGCGAGCCATCCAGCGAACCCATTTTCTGAAAGGAATCCCCATGCGCCTGTTACCCACAACCAAGACGCCTCCCAAGAATGATCTGGCGGATCTCACCGTCCTCGCCTACGGCAGAACGAAGATCGGCAAGTCGACCCTCTGTTCCCAGGCCGAGGGCGCCTTGTTCCTGGCCACCGAACCCGGCCTCAACGCCCTGGACGTCTACCAGGTCCCGATTCTGAATTGGGAGGACCTGCGCAACGCCTGCGCCGAAATCAGTGCGGGCAACCACCCGTTCAAGACCGTGATCATCGACACCGTCGATAACGCCTACAAGTTCTGCACCCAGTTCGTGCTCGAAAAGAACAAGATCGAGCACGAATCCGACCTCGGCTACGGCAAGGGCTACGCGCTCGTCAACAACGAGTTCCAGCGCGTGCTGACCAAGCTGGCCTTCCTGCCCTACGGGTTGTTCCTCGTCTCGCACGCCAAGGAGGTGGAGATGGACTCCCGCACGGGCAAGTACACGCGCATCGTGCCCACCCTGCCGGACAAGGCGCGCAAGGTCGTCCTGGGCATGGCCGACATGGTGCTCTACTGCGACATCCAGGAAGAGGCCTCGGGCGAAGGCGAGCCCCGTATGCGGCGCGTGATCCGCACGAAACCGAGCCTCTATTACGAGGCCGGCGACCGCACTGGGCGTCTGCCCGAAACGCTCGATCTCGATTTCGCCAGCTTCCGCACGGCGTTCAATGCCGCCGCCGCGAAGGGCCAGGCACCGTCCACGCCCGCTGCCAGGCCGCCCGCGAAGCCGGCGCCCGCGCAACCTGCGGCCGCGAAACCCACCGCTTCGCCCGAGCCGGCCGCTGGCGCGGCGGTGACAGGCGCGGCCAAGTAATCCCGTTCAATCCCAAGGAGACCCACCCATGAATCATGAACCCATCGATCTCGCCCAATTCGACAGCGAGTTCCGCAACGAAGCCGCCGAGGACCGGGGCACCTTCGAAAGTGTCCCGGACGGCAAGTACCAGGTCGCCGTGGAGAAGGTCGAGTTGACCCACTCCTCCACCGGCAACCCCATGCTGAAGTGGACGCTTCGGATCCTCGCGCCGCAGTGCGTCAACCGGCTGATCTGGCGCAACAGCGTCTTCACGGTCAATACGCTCAAGTTCGTGAAAACGGACCTCATGCTGTGCGGGCTCAACCTCGAGAAGCTCTCCGATCTGCCGAACCACCTGAACCAGCTTCTCGACGTGAAGCTGGAAATCACGAAGCGGACCCGGGGCGAGCACGAGAACGTGTACTTCAACCGCCGCCTCGAGACCGTCGCCGCCAGCAGCCGGTATCAGCAGGAGGCGGGCGATGCCCTCATCCCCTTCTAAGGCAGGGCCCGTCACCGTCATCGTCGATACGCGCGAGCAGGAAGGCTATGGCTTCAATCCCCAGCTGGTAACGCCGGTCCGCCGCGCGTTGCCGGCCGGGGACTACTCGGTGGCTGGGCTGGAACGGGATGTGGCCGTGGAGCGCAAGACGCTGGACGATTTCGTCGGCACTGTGATGCATGCGCGCGGCCGCTTCTACCGGGAACTCCGCCGCCTCGAACACTACCAGCGCGCCTGCGTCGTGGTCGAAGCCGATCTCGGCGACGTTCTTTCCCGGCGCTACCGGGGCGAAGCGCACCCGCATGCTGTTTTCGGCAGCGCGCTGGCCATCACCGTGGACTTCGGCATCCCCGTCTTTTTCTGCACGAACCGGCAGCTGGCCTGCCGGTTCGTGGAGGGGTATCTGCTGCGCGCTGCCGAAAGGAGGGCCTGTTGGGAAAATCGGGGATGAAAACGGACACGACGACGGTGCGCGGCGTGGTGCAGGCCGTGTTCCACGCCGGCGCCACTTTCTCTGCGGGCCGCCTCGTCGCTGACGATGGGGCGCCGGTCCGCTTCGCGGGCAAGGTCTTTTTGCGCGAGGGCGAACCGGTGTCCCTCACCGGACGCTGGGAGGACCATCCAAAATACGGCAGGCAGTTCGCGGTGGACGCCCTCGAGTCTCCGTTGCATCTCGATCCCGCCGGCCTCGCCAACTACCTCGCCCACCATCCCGACATCAAAGGCATCGGCCCGGTGAAGGCTGGCCTCATCGCTGACACCTTCGGCGCGGACTTCGACCGGGTGATCCGCGCCGATCCGCGGGCCGTCGCTTCCGCGGCGAAGCTCACTTTCGAAGCAGTGTCCAACCTGCGCGACATCTGGATCGCGGCCAGCGAGTTCAATGCCGCCATGACGTATCTCGCCTCCTACGGGTTGACTCACCTGCAGGTGACCACGCTGGTCGGCAAGTTCGGCAACGGCGTGGTCGGGCTGCTGCAATCCGACCCGTACCTGCTGATTTCCGAGGTTCCCGGCTTCGGCTTCAAGCGCGTGGACAAGATCGCGCGGCGGCTCGGCGTGCCGAAAGAATTGCCGGCGCGGCTCCGCGCGGGCATTCATCACATCGTCCAATCCGCGCTCGACGATGGTGACTGCTGGGTCGAGTACGAGGATCTGCTCGACCGGGCAAACACGCTTCTGGTTCTCGACAATCTCGACAGCCGGGAGCGCATCGAGCGGGAACTCGAGGCTCTCATCAGCGAAAAGCGCCTGGTGTGCTGTCCGTATGAGCGGCTTGTGGTGGCCGATCCCGTCATCCACGAGATGGAGGAATTTCTGGCCGGCGTATTCGCCAGGGCCAGTGAGCGGAATCCTCACCTGACGCGCGGCTTGCCCGCCGCTTCATGCTTCGAGCGCCTGAATGAGGATCAACGGCAGGCGGTCCGGAATGCCTTCCAATTCTCCATCTCACTCATGACCGGCGGCGCCGGCAGTGGCAAGACCTTCACGGTCGAATCGCTCATCCGGGCCTGCGAGGATCTGGGCATCAGCTACGCGCTCGCCGCGCCCACGGGCAAGGCGGCCAAGCGCCTGGAGCAGTCCGTGAAACGTCCGGCGCAGACGGTGCACCGGTTGCTGGGCTTCAATGGCCATACCTTCGCCAAGGGGAGCGACGAGAAGCTCGACGTCGATTTCCTGGCGATTGATGAGCTTTCCATGATCGATGTCCCGCTTGTGCACCAGTTGTTTCAGGCCGTGGATCTGAGCCGTACGGCGGTGCTGTTGGTCGGGGATCACAACCAATTGCCGCCCGTCGGTCCCGGCAATGTGCTCCGCGATCTCATCCAGTCCGGGGCGATCCCGACGACGGTGCTCACCAAGATCATCCGCCAGGCCGGGGTGCTCAAGGAAAACTCCACGGCCATTCTCAGTGGCCATGTCCGGCCCACCTGCGACGAGAAGGCTTACGGCTACCGCCCCTGGTACGTGGTGAACAACTTCACGGACCGGGAGCATGTCCGGCTGTTTCTCGAAAAGCTGTTCCATGAGGTCATCGCCGAGCGGCTCGGCTTCGACCTGCTCCAGGATGTTCAGGTGCTCACGCCCACCCACAAAGGGCCGCTGGGTACGGTGGAACTGAACATCACCCTTCAACGGCTGCTGCAGAAGAAGCTCTTTGGCGTGGATGTCGCCCCCGTGGAACCCGGCCGGCGCCCGTTGATCTATCCCGGCGATAAGGTCATCCAGACCTCGAACGATTACGATCTCGGCGTCATGAATGGCGCGCTGGGCTACGTCGTTGAAAACGATCCGAAGCAGGGCCTGGTGGTCGACTTCGAGGGCACACTGAAAACCATCCCCAGGGGCAGCGCCAAGGAGCACAACCTGCAGGTCGCTTATGCCAACTCAATTCATCGAGTGCAGGGCTCGGAATTCCCCTGCGCCATCGTCATTGTGCACAAATCGCATTCTTTCATGCATCACCGCAACCTGCTCTACACCGCCGTCACGCGGGCCCAGCAGTCGGTGATCCTCCTGGGCGACCGCTGGGGCATCGAGCACTGCGCCGGAAAAGAGCAGGTCGACCAACGCAATACCTTCCTTTCCTTTTTCCTCAACCAATGCCGGAGGGCCGAATGAAAGTTCTCGATTTCAATCCATCGGAGGTGGCGAGCTACTACCGGTCGCGCCTGCCGGATCTCAAACAGACGGGTGGGGAGTGGCGCGGCCCCTGCCCAATTCACCAGGGCGCGGATGATAACTTCGCCGTCAATCCCGAAAACGGGCTCGCCTTCTGCCACTCCCAATGCGGCCGCGGCTGGAACATCCTTCAACTCGAGCAGCAGATCTCGGGCCGCGCGTGGAAAGAGTGCCGCGATGCCGTCCACGCCCTGCTCGGCCGCCCGGCACGCGGTCCCGCCAAGCTCACTCAGGTGGCGGCCTACGACTACACCGATGCAAAGGGCGAATTCCTGTTTCAGGTCGTGCGCTACGAGCCCAAGACCTTCCGCCAGCGCCGCCGCGTGGTGAAGATGGACGGCGCCAGCGCAGCCATCTCCTGGGAGTACAACATCAAAGGCATTGCCCGCGTCTTGTACCGGCTGCCGAAGGTGCTGGCCGCGGACCAGGTGCTGCTGGTCGAGGGCGAAAAGGACGTTGAGAACCTCGAGCGGCTCGGCTTTGTGGCGACCTGCAATCCAGGCGGCGCCTGCAACCACGCCGGCAAATGGCTCAAGAACTACACCGAGACGCTCGAGGGCAAGAACGTCATCTTGCTGCCGGACAGTGACACACCCGGCGAGAAGCATGCCGGCATTGTGATCGAGGCCCTGCGGCACCGCGTGAAGGAGTTACGGAGGCTGACCATCCCCGCAGGCAAGGATGCCTCGGACTGGATCGCCGCCGGGGCCACGCGCGCCACAATCGAGGAGGCCATCGCGCAGGCGCCGATCGTCGGGGGCAACTCCGGAGCCGCCGCGCCAGATGGCGAAGGCCCGCCCACGGGGCATCCCTCCACGCCGTCATCACTGGCCGGCACTGCCCTGCCGCAAATTCAGGTCAACGACCGCCCCTTCCGCTCGGTCTGTCAGAACGCGCTCAGTGCGCTGACGGCCTCCAACTCGCCCCCGCATCTGTTCGTCCGCGCCTGCCGGATCGCCGCGATTGAGACCACGGAGTTGGGCCGGCCCTTCATCGCCGATCTCGACGAAACCAAGCTCCGCAATGCGCTGGCGCAAACGGCGGATTACTTCGAGCTGTCCGCGCGCGGTGTCCGCAAAGAGGTGCCGCCGCCGATTGACGTCGCCCGGAACATCCGCACGCTCAACCCGGCGCTGTGGGGCTTCCCCGTCCTCGAGGGCGTTGTCGAGGCGCCCACGCTGCGCTCGGACGGCACCATTCTGGCCACGGCGGGCTATGACCCGGCGAGCCGGTTGTACCTCGTCCCCTCGCCAGGCCTCGAGGACTTTGAAGTACCGGATACGCCCACCCGCGATCACATCGATTCCGCGCTCGAAAGCATCCGCGATATCCTCGCCGAGTTTCCCTTCGTTGACCAGGCAAGCTATGCCAACGCCATCGGCGCGCTGGTCACCTCGGTCTGCCGCCACATCATCAGCGGCCCGGTCCCGCTCGCCCTGTTCGACGCCACCACGCAAGGCACCGGCAAGACCCTGCTCGCCGAACTGATCGCGCTCATTCTCACGGGCCGCGCCGCAGAACTCGTCACTCCTCTCACCGAGGCCGAGGAACTCCGCAAGCAGCTCACCAGTATCCTGATCGAGGCCCCGTCGCTCGTCATCATCGACAACGTCACCTCCACGGTCGACTGGGGCGTGCTCGCCAAGGTGATTACCGGCGAGATCCACCGCGACCGCATTCTCGGCAAGTCCCAGACGGTTTCGGTCCCGATTCGCTGCTCCTGGATTGCCACGGGTAACAACCTGCAACTCGGTGGGGATATGGCCCGCCGCTGTTTCTGGGTCCGCATGGACGCCGGCGTGCCCGATCCGTTCCGCCGTACCGGATTCAAGCACGAGCGGATCAAGGACTATGTCCTCGAACACCGGCGCGGTCTGCTGCTCGCCCTGCTGACGATTGCCCGGGCGTGGTTCGCGGCGGGCCAGCCACGGGCCTCCACGCCGCCTGTGGGCAGCTTCGAGCGCTGGACCGAGGTCGTGGCCGGGATCCTCGAATACGCGGGCGTGGAGGGCTTTCTCGGCAACGGCGAGAAGCTGTTCACGCAGTCCGATACCGAAAGCTCGGAGTGGGAATCGTTCCTCGACGAGGTGGAGGAGACATTCCAGGCGGCGCCATTCACGGTGTCGCAACTCTGGGAACGCCTCAACGAGAAGACCTACGAGGAGATCATTCGCCAGTCCGTGCTGAGCGATCGCGCCGAGCAGCTGCGCGAGGCCCTGCCTGCCAATTTGACGAGTTGGATGGGGCGCGAGGGTCCATTCAAACAGCGGCTCGGATTGGCCTTCAATCAACGGCGCGGCCGTAAATACGGGCCTCGCGGGCTTCGTATCGAACGCGCGCCGGCGGATACGCACCGCAAGGTGAACCGGTGGAAGGTGGTGTCCGATGCGTAATTTGGCTGCGGGGGGTGCCGTAGACGGAAAAACACCTTCCGCAACGCGTAACTCTCTTCTGCTCTATGCGATAGGAGGACTGCGGGCCTGTGCGGGGACTCTATTTATACATATATGTGTGCGCGCGCGTAACGCGCGTGGCGCGCGTTATGTGCGTATTAAATTCACACACGTAAGGAATAGAAAATCCCCGCAATCCCCGCAATTGGGAATAACTCTATGCTGAACAACACGTTGCCGCACGGGGAGGACTCGGGAAAGACAGTCGCCACCCTCCCCGTGCCCCCCGCCAATTCCGGCCATTCTTCACCCATTTGGGTATCGACCGATCTGTTTTCGCTCACTCCATGTGACCCGGAAGCCCTCGCGCGAGACCTCCAGATCGACCAGCGTTGCTATCGGCGGCTCGATCCCGAGTACTTCGCCTGGCTCAAAGTGCGCATGCATGCGCTTCGCGCCGCCGTGATCGCTGGCCGTGTCTCTGGCGTCGCCTTCGAGGCCATCCGCCTGCGCTTCAACGAGGTGCAGGCACGGGCGATCGCGATGCTCGGTGACGCAGCCCTGCTGAGAGCCGTCCGGGCGCTGGACGTCGAAAGGTACCGCCCACCGATGCCGGAGCAGCGTGAGCCTGTCACGCCGCGCAACGCGCGCTCTGAGCCGCAAGTCTGCCACGAACGAATCGTCCGCGCCCGCGGACTCATCGACGCCATCCGTGACCAGGCTCTCGCCCTGGGCTGGACACTGGAACGGCTCTACTTCCACGAAGGCTACGACGGGCGCCGCCTCACCACACGAAGCGGGCTGATCTGCTTCATCGGGCCAGCGCACCAGATCGGGGAGGTCGCCAGAGAATCCATCGAGATCATCGGCCCGCCTCCGCGCGAGGTCCGCACGCACTTCTACAACCCGGACGTGGAGCAGCCGTGGATCAAGCGAGCATAATGGAGACGTGGTCGATCCACACAACAGGTAATTCGGATGTTCCCAAGACCTACGGAGTGTCGGGCGTGAAAGATGATCGCTTGTCGCCTATGGTCGCTGTCTGCATACGGTTCAAGGATCTGTTCGACGCCGAGCCTGATCTGGCCAAAGCGCAAGAACTACTTCGCCCGTACGATAGGAGTGCCGTCCTCGCAACGTTGAGCAAGCTGAATGCACTGCTCAAGACCTGGCGCAGGCTCCCTGATTTCCAGATGGGGAGGAAGGTCGCGAAGGACTTCTTTCCGAACTCCGAACGGCGGGCACAACTGGTGGCGCAGAAGTTCCCGAATCCAGTTTTCTTCACGCGTCTGGGAATCCTGGCAACCATGCGCATGGCTCTCCAAGAGTGTCCAGCATCCGATGGAAAACCTATTGAACGTGAGGATGTAAGGTTTATTCTTGCTTGCTGCATCATGATGAACGATCTCACGAACACTATGCTTCCCCGTGCAGAACCATCCGCAGCGAATATTCTCACCTCTGCCATTCACTTACATGATTCGACGGTGCGCGGAAACTTCGAGGCTGACCTAGTTCGCAGCATCAGCATGTTTGAGCAGAACGCCGGAGCTGTGCAGGCCCGTGGAGCTATCGATTTCGGGAGCCTGTTCTCCACTGCGGTTGGACTTGATCCACGCACATTCGCCGAGATCTGCATTTCGATCGGAGCCCGGTATCTGACACTTACGGAAGCCGTCCTTGGGCAGACTCCGGAGCAGTTCTTTATCGAGCCGCACTATTTCTCAAGTACAACACTCGCCGCCGAGAAGTTGGCAGCCTTCCTGAGCCGCGTCGCCGTTACCGAGGACGAACTTGCAGCCAAGATCATTGCCAGTCCGAATCGCCCGCTCTCGGATCTAACACCATTCCAGCTGAACCCCATTATCCGGTTGAGGGATGAACGCTTCTATTGCGTCGATCTGGCCTGCTTGCTCGACAAAGCAGGCAGAGGAATGTACTGGACGCTCCGGGACGCCGCGCCAAAACATCTCTGGAGTCGTTTACCCGGGGCCTATGGTGAGCTTCTTGATTCTTATCTCGCCGCGTTACTGCCGGAGCAAATGGCCGATCGTTCCTATCTGCCTCATCCACGGTTCGGCAATGGCGATGAGGCATTCGACGGAGTCCTCGTCGAAGGGGCCGACCTCGTTACATTGGAGTTTAAGAGCAGCGTGCTCCGGGCAGACCGCAAGTATAGCGGTGATCCGGCACAACTACTGTCGGAGATCGACAAGAAGTTCGTTACCGGAGACGGCACCGGGGCAAAGGGTATTTCGCAATTCACTAACAGCCTTGAGCGGCTCTTTGAGGGCGACGCTATCGAAGGGATCGCGCTCCAGAACATTCGGCGAGTTTTCCCGGTGATGGTCGTGCTTGATCACTCACTGACTGCTCCGCAGTTCTCTAGGTATCTCAATAGTTGCTTTGATCGCCGGTCCCTAGCGAAGAGATTTCGGAAAACAGTCACGCCGCTTACCGTTGTGGACGTCGAGAACTTCGAACGGCTGTCACCATACATCGAATGTTATGGAATGCGGCCACTGCTTGAAAGCTACTACGAGTCTCATGTCCGCCACACCCGCGATCAACTGATCCCTTTCAAGCCAGAAAATGTTCCGTTTCTCTTCGATCGCCCGACACTCCCAGATCGGGCGCACGACCGCTTCCGGGAGTTCCTTCGCTCTCTCGGCAAGAGGATGTTCGGGGTCGAGGACGTCGAGCCTCCGTCCTTTGGCGGAGTCGGGTTGGAATAGCGGATCTCTAAATTCGCTGGGAGGCGATTTACTATTTTGCCTGCTCTGCGTATATTTGAAGTGAAGGCACGGTTCGACAGGCAAGCGCAAAGCGCACCCTCCGAAAGTACCCCCCAAGACAAACGGCAATGAGAGACGGGACTCTCTTGAATCTCCTTCCCTATTTCCTCACCGCCCGAGGTGTGTCTTCATGCAAACCGACAAACAGATTCCGTTCTATGCCGCCGATGGCCGCCCGCTCGGTTTTCGGACATTGACGGCTGCCCGGCGCCTCATCGCCGGTGGTTTCGTGAAGCCTTCCTACGGCCGCAAAGGCCATATCCGGGCTATCTGGCTGCAACGGGAGGACGGAAGCTCTCCCGTTGCCAGCCATGCGCCGCGCGGCACCAGTTACAGCTTCGTCGAGCCGCTGGAGCACGGGCGTTGCTGGTCGCTCCGGCGTATCGGCAAAGGCGATGAGCTTCGGCCCATCTTCACGCAGGTCCTGACGGATTGCCTGGTGGCAGGGAGGTAACGATCCGTGAAAGCCGGTCAAACGCGAGCAGGCGGACGACATGTGGCAATAGAGCGTGGGCTCCTCGAAAAGGAGCGGCGTTTGATCCGGAAATTACGCAGAAAGCGAAATCGCAATAAGAAACGCTCCAATTAGCCGCAATTGGCGCTGTTTGGTAGCAATTATGGGTCCCTTACGCGCATTTTCCCCGACGGTGGGCCTACGGCACCGATTCGCTAGCGGCAGGCAAATAAAAAAGGTGTACACCCCGATAGCTGTCACCCCTGAGCCGCCGAACTCGCGCCGAACCCCAGTGAACAAAGCATCCGATGCAATCTGACGGGGCGAACACCAGGGTGACCACCAGGGCGACCACCCAGGACGGAACCGCCATGGCTCGCCGGATCGAAATCTGGCCGCTGGATCGGCTGGTGCCCTACCAGCGGAACGCCCGGACGCATTCCGAAGAGCAGGTTTCGCAGATCGCGGCCTCGATCGCGGAGTTTGGGTTCACTTCGCCAATCCTCGTCGACTCAGCCGACGGCATCATTGCCGGCCATGGGCGGTTGATGGCGGCGCGGAAGCTGGGTCTGGCTGAAGTACCCGTCATTGTCCTCGACCATCTGACCGAGACGCAGCGACGGGCCTACATCCTGGCTGACAACAAGCTGGCGGAGCTGGCTGGCTGGAATGAGGATCTGTTGGCTGAGGAGTTGGCGGCGATCGAGGCCGAGGGCTTCGAACTCGGACTGATCGGATTCAGCGAACGGGAGTTGGCGGCGATGCTGGCCGAGGCGGAGTTGGAGGCGGCCGGGGGAGAGACGACGCCGGATGTGGTGGGCGAGGCTCCCACTGTGGCGGTCACGCAGGCCGGCGATCTGTGGATGATTGGTCCGCACCGATTGCTGTGCGGCGACTGCCGGAAGCGGGAGGATGTGGTCCGGCTGATGGATGGGCGGAAGGCGAACCTGGTCGTGACGTCGCCGCCGTACGCGACTCAGCGGGAGTACGATCCATCCAGCGGATTCCAGCCGGTGCCGCCGGACGAGTACATCGGCTGGTATCAGGCGGTCGCCGACAACATCGCGGCGGTGCTGACGGCGGATGGCTCCTACTTTCTCAACATCAAAGAGCATGCCGAGGATGGCCAGCGGCACCTGTATGTGAAGAAGTTGACACTCGCGCACGTGGAGCGCTGGGGCTGGCGGTTCGTGGACGAGTTTTGCTGGCGCAAGACGGACAACGGGGTGCCGGGCGGTTGGCCCAACAGGTTCAAGAACGCCTGGGAGCCGGTGTTTCACTTCTGCCGCCAGAGCGAGATCAAGTTCCGGCCCTACGCAGTGGGCCATGCTTCCGAGGACTGCTTCGACTACTCCCCGGAGAATCCGAAGTCGACCTCCGGCAGTGGACTGCTGGGGACCGGGGCGCGCGGCGCGGCGGCGGGACGGCCGGATGCCGATGACAGCGATGGCCGATTCAAGGGGATTGCGCGGCCGAGCAATGTGATCGAGGCGAAGACTGAATCGACGCAGGGCTCGCATTCGGCTCCGTTCCCGCGGGCGCTGGTCGAATTCTTCGTGAAGGCGTTTTCCGATGCAGGCGACGTGGTGTTCGAGCCGTTCACCGGCAGCGGGACAACGCTGGCGGCGGCCCATGTCCACGGGCGTGTGGGATATGGCATCGAGATCAGCCCTGCGTACTGTGATGTGATTTTGCGGCGGATGGCGGAACTGACCGGCGAGGAGCCGCGGCTTGCCGGGACAGGTGAAACGATGACCGCCGTGGCGGCGGCGCGCGGGGTTCCCTCCTGACCGAACCTGCGGATTGACTCGCCCACCCGGGCGAGCTTGCGGGCGGCTCCGATCCTCCTCCACGGGGCCGCCCTTTCTTTGAGGTGCACTGTTGAAGATCGACATTCAGGTTGAGCGCTGGCCCATCGACCGGCTGATTCCGTATGCTCGCAACGCGCGCACGCACACAGACGAGCAGGTGGCGCAGATCGCCGCCTCCATTGCGGAGTTCGGGTGGACGAACCCGGTCCTCGCTGGCAGCGACGGCGTGCTCATCGCGGGCCATGCGCGGCTGCTGGCGGCGAGGAAGCTGGCGATGCGTGAGGTGCCGGTGGTTGTGCTGGATCATCTCAGCGAGTCGCAGCGGCGGGCGCTGGTGCTCGCAGACAACAGGCTGGCCATTTCGGCCGGCTGGGATGAGGACATGCTGCGAGTGGAATTGGCCTCGCTGCGGGAGGACGATTACAACCTCGATCTGCTCGGATTCACGGATGAGGAGATTGAGGGTTTTCTCGCGGAGCCGGAAGCCGAGGTTACGGGTCGCACCGACGAGGACGCCGTGCCGGAGACGCCCGAGGCGGCGGTCACGGTGCCGGGTGATGTGTGGGTGCTGGGGCAGCACCGGCTGCTGTGTGGCGATGCGACGGTGATGGGTGACGTGGAGAAGGTGCTCGCCGGCGGGCTGGCCGACATGACCTTTTGCGATCCACCTTACAACGTGAATTACGGGGCGACGATGAAGGACAAGCTCCGGGGCAAGAAGCGGGCGATTGCCAATGACAACTTGGGCGATGGCTTTGAGAAGTTTCTGTACGACTCGTGTGTCAATCTGCTGGCGGTGACGAAGGGCGCCGTCTACATCTGCATGTCCTCCTCGGAGCTGCACACACTGCAGAAGGCGTTCCGCGAGGCGGGCGGGCACTGGTCGACGTTCGTGATCTGGGCGAAGAACACGTTCACGATGGGCCGCTCGGATTACCAGCGGCAGTACGAGCCGATTCTCTACGGCTGGAAGGAAGGTTCGAAGCACTACTGGTGCGGCGCGCGGGATCAGGGCGATGTGTGGTTCGTGAAGAAGCCGGTGGCGAACGACGTCCATCCGACGATGAAGCCGGTGGAACTGGTGGAACGCGCGGTCCAGAACAGCAGCAAGAGCCGGGACACGGTGCTCGATCCGTTTGGTGGCTCGGGCACGACCTTGATCGCGTGTGAGAAAGCGGGGCGCCAGGCGCGCGTGATTGAATTGGAGCCGAAGTATTGTGACGTCATCATCCGCAGATATCAGGAGTTCACCGGCAAGCCCGCCACTCTCGAAGCCGACGGACGGAGCTTCGACGAGGTCGCAGTGGGACGAGGCGCGGTGGCAGCATGACGTCGACCGGTGCCGGCGTGAGATCGCCGAGGTCGAGGCTCTACTGCGGGCGGGTCATGCGGATGTGGATGGGTTGGTACTCGCGTTGGCGGACTGGTCGCAGGAACTCAGGATCTTGGAGCAGGAACGGGCGGCATGCATGAATGGCTCCTCTCGTTGATCGTCCCGGCGATTGCGCTGGTGTCGGGGCTGATCGCGACGTACGTCAGTTTGCAGAACCGGGCACTGCTGGCCGAAGTGCGGCAGGAGTTGGCAGAACTCGAAAATAGAATCATTTTTCGAATAAATGGTCAATACGTCAGGGGGGCCGAGTGTAAGCTGCGGGAGGAGGCGCTCGAGTCCAGGATTCAGGTGATGGTCGCGCGCGGGGAGAAGAGGAATGCCGCCGGCGAGTGACCGGCGGCGGGGCGCGTGTGTGAATCGGGTTACGCGCGCCGGGTCTTGCGCTCGTCTGCGCGGCCCATTTCGTAGGCCTGGCGCAGGACGTCCATCAGGGTGTTGATGTGCAGTTCGTGGAAGTCGAGGCGGTCGCTGTGCTGTTCCGTCCGGGGGAAGCCGACCGACTCGGCAATGTCCTGGAGTCGGCTGGTGGTGCGGTCCGCGCTCCCTTTGGTGGTCCGTGCTTTGGTGGCGTTTGTCATGGTGATTCATTCATCCCTTCGTTTGGCCGGGATAGCAAGAGAAATCGCGATTGAGAACGCCGAAGCCGCCGGATGATCCGGCGGCGGGGCGGGCGGGCTGAGGCTTAGCGGATCCGATACGCGCGCTTGAGGCCTTCGGTGGGTCCATGGTCCTGGGTGAAGCTTTCGACGTGGAGGCCCATCTTCTTGCCGAGGCTGCCGGAGAGGAAGCCGCGGACGCTGTGCGATTGCCAGCCCGTGGCGGACATGATGTCCTCGAGTGTGGCTCCCTCGGGGCGGCGGAGCAGGTCGAGGACGATGGCCTTCTTGCTGCCGGGGCGCGCGTCGCGCGGCTCGTCGTTGGCGTTGGCCTTGGTGGGCGCCTGCTGCTGCGCGGGCGCGACGGGGGCCGCCGTGGGCGCGGGCGTGGGCGTCAGGGCCTGGATGGCGCGCCAGATGCGGGCGACGGCGGTCTTGCGGTCGGTGAACTTCTTGACCGGCTTCAGGTCGCCGAAGGGCGGCACCTCGGCGAAGTTGTTCCAGATCTCGACGAAGCGGCCGATGGGCCAGGCGGCGCCGAGCTTGGCGAGATCCTTCTCGGAGGAGAAGGTGGCGTGGCCCTCGGGGATGGACTCGCCCGCGAGGTAGGCGGTGATGGTGTTTTCGGTGTCGATGGCAAAGATGGTCATGGGAGTTGGTCCTTTCTATCGGTTGAGGCCGGCGAGCTTGTCGTCGGCGGTGATGGTGAGGTGTTTCAGGTAACCGCTGGCGAGGCGGCACCAGCCAAAAGGCGTGTGCTGCTAATGCCGGGCGGCAATGCGGCTCAGTTTCAGTCGGTGGGTGCCGTTGGGGAAGTCCTTCTTGAGGTGACCCCAGCGGTCGAGTATCCAGCCGTTGCGGGTGGCCCAGGCGATCAGTTGATCGCGGGTCACTCCGGCCTTTGTGCTTGTTGGTTGCGCGTCGGTGTTCCTCATCGCGAACCCATAGATCACTTCGGTGGCGCGACGAAGCAAGTAGAATCTGCGAATCGATTTGAAGAAAGAGAAGCCCCGGCGCACTGGCCGGGGCGGTGGGCGCTGGCTGGTAATCAGGGGTTGAGGCGGGCAGCGATGTGGTAATCGCCGTCGATGCCGCGGGCCCAGAGCACGTATGCTTCGGGGCACTCGGGTTCGCCGCCGGCTTCGAGCTTGCGCATGCGGCAGCGCATGTTGTGCCCGGCGATCTCCTTGGCCTCGCCGATGCTGATCACGCTGCCGAGCGGTTCGTAGCGGCCGCCGTCAAATTCGGCGATCAGGAAGGCGTCGCTGAGTTCGGTCGTTTCATCGATCCGGATGGCGAAGCCCGGCGTGGCGTTCGCGGGCGTCTTGGTGCGTCTGGTGGTGTGCTTCATCGCGACACCATTCATCACTCACGTTCGGGAATGAATCAAGCGAAATTGACCGGGGGAGATTGAGAATTCCGAGATGCCGCTGCTGAGCCTGCGGGGCTACGCCAAACATCGCGGCGTGAGCCTGGCGGCGGTGCAGAAGGCGATCAAGTCGGGCCGGATTGCGACGACGGCGGACGGTCAGGTCGACAGTGTTCAGGCCGATGCGACGTGGGAGACGCGGACGCGGCCCGGCCAGAAGCGGGCTGCGGCGGTCCGCACTGTTATACCCGCACCAGAACCCGCGCGCCCGGATCCCGCAGGCGGTCTGGATTACTTCAAGGCACGGGCAATTCGTGAGAGCTACCTCGCGCGCTTGGCCAAGATCGAGTTCGAGGAACGCACGGCGAAGCTGGTGAGCCGGGACGAGGTGCAGGTCGCGGCATTCACAAAGGCGCGGACCGTGCGCGACAGTCTGCTGAACCTGCCGGACCGGCTGGCGGCGATGCTGGCCGCGGAGTCCGAGGCGGCGAAGGTCCACGAGATTCTGACCATGGAGATCCGAAAGGCCCTCGATGAGCTTGCCGGCGCTGACAGCCACTGAGGTTTACGACCAGGCCTTCCGCGCAGGACTGAGGCCGGACCCGCTGCTGACCGTGTCGGAATGGGCGGACCGGTACCGGCGGCTGTCGGGCAAGTCGGCCAGTGAGCCGGGCCCGTACCGCACGGAGCGCACCCCGTACCTGAAGGAGATCATGGATGCGCTCTCGCCACTGAGCCTTGTCGAGCGGGTCGTGGTGATGAAAGGGGCACAGCTTGGGTTTACTGAAGCCGGAAACAACTGGATCGGCTATGTGATCCACAAGGCGCCGGGGCCGATGCTGGCGGTGCAGCCCACCGTCGAGATGGCCAAGCGGAACTCGAAGCAGCGCATCGATCCGCTGATCGAGGAGAGCGAGGCGCTGAGGGAGTTGGTGAAGAGTCCGCGGTCGCGGGACTCGGGCAATACGGTACTGGCGAAGGAGTTTCCCGGCGGGGTGCTGGTGATGACGGGCGCGAACAGCGCTGTCGGGCTGCGCTCGATGTCGGCGCGGTATCTGTTTCTGGATGAGATCGACGCCTATCCCGGCGATGTGGATGGCGAGGGCGATCCGATCAACCTTGCGCAAGCGCGGACCAACACCTTCGCGCGGCGGAAGGTCTTCCTGGTCTCGACGCCACTGGTTACGGGATCGAGCCGGATCGAAGCAGCGTTCGCCGAGAGCGATCAGCGGCGGTACTGGCTCCCGTGTCCGCACTGCGGCGAGTTTCAGGTATTGGAGTTCGAGCGGCTGCGCTGGCCGAAGGGCGAGCCGCAGAAGGCGGCCTATCACTGCAAGGCGTGCGAACAGCCGATCTATAACCACCACAAGGCGTGGATGCTGCCGCGCGGCGAGTGGCGCCCGGAGGGCAAGGGCGATGGCAGGACCCGCGGATATCATCTGTCGAGCCTCTACAGTCCGGTGGGCTGGTACGCGTGGGAGCGCGCCGCGGAGGATTGGGAGAAGGCCCAGAAGGATGTAGAACGGCTGAAGTCGTTCATCAATCTGGTGCTGGGCGAATCCTGGCAGGAGCGCGGAGAGGCTCCGGACTGGCAGCCCATCTACGAGCGGCGGGAGGACTACCGGATCGGCACGGTGCCCGAGGGCGGGTTGTTTCTCACCGCCGGCGCGGACGTGCAGAAGGACCGCATCGAGGTGGAGGTGGTGGCCTGGGGGCGCGGCAAGGAGAACTGGTCTGTCGATTACCGCGTGCTGATGGGCGACATCGCCGAGGGCGCAGTGTGGCGGGAACTCGACGAGGTGCTGGACGCGGAATTCGGCGGGCTGCCGATCCGGGTGCTGTGCATTGATTCGGGCTACAACCCGCAGATCGTCTACGACTGGGCGCACCGTCATCCGCAGGCATCGTGGGGTCCAGCAGGCGCACGGGCGTCGCACCCGCGCACGGTCGTGGCGGTGAAGGGCACATCGCGCACTGACCGGCTGATCGTGAATGCAAGCGTGGCCGATGCGGCGAGCAAGCGCCGGGCGGTGCGGGTGCGGACGATCGGGACGCCGGTGGCGAAGTCGCAACTCTACAGCTGGCTGCGGCTGGCGAAGCCGACCGAGGAGAGCGGAGAAACGTATCCAGCCGGGTTCGCTCACTTCCCTCGCTACGAGGAAGAGTACTTCCGGCAGTTGACGGCGGAGAGCCTGGTGAAGGGTGCGTGGGTGAAGGACCCGAACCGGCGCAATGAAGCGCTGGACTGCCGGGTGTATGCGCGCGCGGCGGCGGCGATCTACGGGATCGACCGGTTCACCGAGCGGCACTGGCGGGAGTTGGAGGCGGCGCGGCCAAGCGCCGCTGCAATGCCGGAAAGCGATACGGAGCCCCGGTCGCCGCGCCCGGTGCGTCGCGTGATGGTGCGGTCGCCTTACATGAATCGGTGAGGGGCGAGTCTACTTCTGCGGTGCGCGCGTGCCACGCAGGAGACCGGCGACGCTCAGGTCTTCGTCGATGTCGGGCCAATGGATGCCAATGCCGTCGCCAAGAAGCTCGAAGTTCTGGCGTTGAAGTTCGGTGGCGTTGAGCAGGCGAGGGAACCAGGCGACAGGGACGGCCAGGCGGCGGCCATCGGCCAGATCAAGCAGGATTTCGTCGGCAGTCACTCCGACGTGCTTCGCTTTGGGATTCGATTCCGAGAGCTTGTCCATGACGGGCCACTTCGCTGGTCGAACTGAGAGACCAAACAGAGTTTACCAGCCGGTCACTTCCACCAGGCGCCGCAGGTGAGCGCAATCCATCATGCCCTACACCCAAACGCAACTCGAAGCGCTGGAGGCGGCGCTGGCCAGCGGCACGCTCCGCGTGTCGTTCGAGGGCCGCAGCCTCGAGTACCGCAGCGTGGATGAACTCAAGAAGGCGATCGCCGAGGTGAAAGCGGCGATGGCGGCGGCGGATCCGGCTCGGCCGCGGAGCCGGGTGATCCGGGTCTACACGACGAAGGGTTTCTGAGCGAATGAGCTATTTCCGGAACCTGATGCGAGCGGCCTTCTCGCCGCTGCTGGGCTTGTCGGCGGGTTACGAGGCCGCAGCCCAGACGCGGCGTACGCAGGGCTGGAACCCCTCGACGGACGGCGTCAACGCGCTGATCACCGGCGGTGGCGATGCGCTGCGGTCACGCTCCCGCGACATGGTGCGGCGGAATGCCTGGGCCAGCAACGCAGTCGAGAGCTTCGTGGCCAACTGCGTCGGGACGGGCATCAAGCCGCAGTCGAAGCATCCAGATCCGGCGGTGAAGAAGCAACTGCAGGAGTTGTGGCTGCGCTGGACCGATGAAGCTGATGCCGCAGGGTTGACCGATTTCTATGGCCTCCAGGCGCTCGTCTGCCGCTCGACGATGGAGGCGGGCGAGTGCATTGTGCGGGTCCGGCCCCGGCGGCCGGAGGACGGGCTGGTCGTGCCGCTCCAACTGCAGATGCTCGAAGCCGAGCACCTGCCCACGGGCCGGAACGAGAATCTGCCGAACGGCCATGTGATCCGCGCGGGGATTGAGTTTGACCGGATCGGCCGGCGCGCGGCGTACCACCTCTACCGGGAGCATCCGGGCGAGAAGCTGATGTTCGCGCAGGCGGGGGAGACGACGCGCGTGGTGTCGAAATCGGTGCTGCATGTCTACAAGCCCCTGCGCCCGGGCCAGCATCGCGGCCAGCCCTGGCTCACCCAGGTGCTGGTGAAGCTTCACGAGCTCGATCAGTACGACGACGCGGAACTGGTGCGGAAGAAGTTGGCTGCGATGTTTGCGGCCTTCATCATCGAGAACAACCCCGATGACCCGGTGATCGGCAACAAGCCCGGTGAAGAGCAGAAGGATGCCTCGGGGGCGCCGCTGGCGGGGCTGGAGCCGGGATCGATGGTGAAGCTGCTGCCGGGCGAGGACGTGAAGTTTTCGGAGCCCGGTGACGTCGGCGGGATGTACTCGGAGTTCATGCGCGTGCAGCTGCGCGCGATTGCGGCCGGGTTGGGAATCACCTACGAGCAGTTGACGGGCGACCTCGAACGCGTCAACTACTCCTCGATCCGCGCCGGACTGCTCGAGTTCCGCCGCCGCTGCGAACAGTTTCAGCACCAGGTGATGGTGTTTCAGTTCTGCCGCCCGGTGTGGCGGGCCTGGATCGAGGCCGCCGTGCTCGCCGGCGTGATCAGCGCGCGGGACTACCGGCGGAACCGCGAAGCCTATCTCGATGTCGAGTGGCGCCCGCCTTCGTGGGCCTGGGTCGATCCGCTGAAGGACATGAACGCCGAGGTGGTGGCCGTGCGCGCGGGCTTCAAGCCCCGCAGCGCCGTGATCAACGAGATGGGCTACGACGAGGAAGACACCGACCGCCAGGCGGCCGCCGACAATGCCCGCGCCGATGCGCTGGGGCTGACCTTCGATTCCGATCCCCGGAAGACGAACTCCAGCGGCCAGCGCAAGGCCGCAAGCGCAGAGCCGCCACCCGCCGAGCCGGGAGAGGAGAAAGAGCCGAAATCATGAACACCCTTCCGCATCTTGCGACCCGTGTCTTCAACACGCCGCTGATGATCGAGCAGCAGAAGCTGTCGGCGGTCCTCGCCGTGCTGGCCCCGCGAATGGGCCTGGCGGCGCCGGCTGTCGATGCCGCACTGCTGGCCGAGCAGCGCAGCCGTCGGTCCTACGCGGTGACCGAGGCGGGCGTCGCCGTCATCGAGGTCTCCGGCAGCCTCGTCAATCGTGCTTCCGGCATGGACGCCCAATCGGGCCTGACCTCGTATGAACAGTTGTCGACCGAGGTGATCGAGGCGGCCACCGACGCTGCTGTGCGTAGCATCCTGCTGCGCGTCGACAGCTATGGCGGCGAAGCCGACGGCGCCTTCGATCTCGCCGCGCTGATCGAGGAGGCGGGCAAGCTCAAACCCGTCTGGGCCAGTGCCGACAGCCTGGCGCTCAGTGCCGGGTACCTGATCGCCTCGGCGGCTTCGCAGGTGTGGCTCACCCAGACCGCACAGGTCGGCTCGGTCGGCGTCATTGCGATGCATCTCGACCAGAGCCAGTGGGACCAGGCGCAGGGCATCAAGTACACCACCGTCTTCGCCGGGGACCGCAAGAACGATTTCAATCCGCACGAGCCGCTGTCCGATGACGCCCACGAAGTTCTTCGCACGGACGTCGATCTGCTGTATGCCCGGTTCGTCGAGGCCGTCGCAACCCACCGGGGCTTGAGCGCCCAGGCGGTGCGCCGCACCCAGGCGGGTATCTTCCGCGGCGCCGACGCCGTGGCCATCGGTTTTGCGGATCGCGTCGGCACCTTCCATCAGGCCCTCGCCGCAATGTCCGCACCATTTCAATCCACGACTGGAGGTAAACCCATGTCCGAACCCATGCAGGTGGCCACCGCGCCGCCCGCCATCCCGAATCCCGATCTTGCCGCCCTCGAAGCCGACGCCCACAAGCGCGGCTACGACGAAGCGGCCGAGATCGTCGAACTGTGTCATCTGGCGGGCCGCGTCACGCTGGCCACCGAGTTCATCGCTCGTGGCATCAGCGCCGCCGAAGCCCGCAAGGAACTGCTGGCGCTGCGCGTCGGCGAGGACAGCCAGGTGGACATCCGCTCCCATGTGCTGCCCGAGGCCTCGACGGGTGTGACCCAGAACCTCGACGACAACCCGGTCGTCAAAGCGTGCGCCTCCCTTGGCGCGAAAGGAGGCGTGTAACCCATGCCTGTGCTCAACCAACCCAACCGCCTGGGCGACTGGCTCAAGTGGGAGGAAGACAATCTGTTCAGCCGCGACGAGGCCGTGCTCGGCGCGGGCAATCTGCTGACCGGCGCGATCGTTGGCCGGAAAGCTCCGGCGGTGACGGTGACGCCGGGCGCCAGCAACACCGGCAACGGCGTGATGGGCACTGTCACGCTCGGCCCCGCCGCGCTGCCCGGCAACTATGTGCTGACCTGTAAGACGAAGCAGGCCAACGCGGGCGTGTTGACCGTGGCCGATCCGCGCGGGCTGCCGCTTCCGGATCTGACCGTCGCGGTGGCGTACACCGGCGACCACATCAACATGACGCTCGCCGACGGCGCCACGGATTTCGAGGTTGGCGACGCGTTCACCATCGGCGTGGCCACGTCGAACGAGGTCGGCGAATTCAATCCCGCCGCCAGCGATGGCCTGCAGTTTGCCGCCGGTGTGCTCGCCTTCGACACCGACGCGACGGGCGGCGCCACTGCGGCTGTGGTCATCGCCCGCCAGGCGATCGTGCAGCGCAACGCGCTGGTCTGGAAGTCTGGCGTGACCGCGCCGCAGAAAGCCGTGGCCCTCGCGCAACTCAACACCCTGGGCATCCTCGCCCGGGAAGGAGCCTGATCCATGCCGATGCTGAATCCCTTTTCCAGTGACGCTTTCAACATGGCCGCCCTCACCGCGGCCATCAACAAGATCCCGAACACCTATGGCCGGCTGGAACAACTGAACCTGATGCCGGCCACGGGCGTCCGCACCCGCACGATCCTGATCGAAGAGATGAGCGGCGTGCTGAACCTGCTGCCCACCATGCCGGTGGGCGCGCCCGGCACGCTGGGTACGCAGGCCAAGCGCAAGGTACGCTCGTTCGTGATCCCTCACATCCCGCACGACGATGCGGTGCTGCCCGAGGAAGTGCAGGGCCTGCGCGCCTTCGGCTCCGAGACCGAAATGGAGGCGCTCGCCGCGCTGCTGGCGCAGAAGCTCCAGAACATGCGGAACAAGCACGCCATCACGCTCGAGTATCTGCGCATGGGCGCGCTCAAGGGCGTGATCCTCGATGCCGACGGCTCGGTGCTCTACAACCTGTACAACGAGTTCAGCATCACGCCGAAGACGGTCAACTTCGCGCTCGGCACCGCCGCGACCGAGGTGCTGCTGAAAGTGCTCGAGGTGAAGCGGCACATCGAGGACAACCTCAAGGGCGAGTTCATGACCGGCATCCTGTGCCTGTGCTCGGCGGGCTTCTATGACGCCCTCACGACGCACTCGAAGGTGAAGGAAGCCTTCATGTACTACCAGCGCAACCAGCAGTTGGGCAACGACTACCGGACCGGTTTCACCTTCGGCGGGATCACGTTCGAGGAGTACCGGGGCCAGGCGACGGACGCGGCCGGCACCATCCGGAAGTTCATCGAGGATGACGAGGCCCACTTCTTCCCGCTGGGCACGGCGAACACCTTCCGGACGCACTTCGCGCCGGCAGACTTCAACGAAACGGCGAACACGCTGGGCCTGCCGCTGTATGCGAAGCAGGAAGCGCGGAAGTTCGGGCGCGGGACGGACCTGCACACGCAGTCGAACCCGCTGCCGATCTGTCTGCGGCCCGAGGTGCTGGTCAAGGGGACGAAGTCGTAGCCGATGGACCACTGGGGACAACTGACCGGTGCCCTCAATGCCGGAGTGCTCGATGCCTTCGGTCGCGAGGTCGCTTATCACTCGCAGGCGGGCGGAACGGTGGACATTCGTGCCATCTTCCAGCCCGCCCGCGAGGCGGAGGAGTCGGCGCCGGGCGTCTATTCCGTGATCTTCGTGCGGCTGGCGGATCTGCCGGTGCCGCCAACTCGGGGCGACGCCGTGGACAGCAACGGCGTCCGCTACAAGGTCTTCGACATCGAGGCCGATACCAGCGGTGCAGCGGTGCTGCGGCTCAGGAAGGAATAGCGATGGCGACCGTGCGTGTCTATCAGAAGCGCCAGCTGCGGCTCGACCTGCTCAACTTCAAGCAGCGCCAGATGTATGACCTCGGCACCATCGGGGTCGACGCCGTGAAAGCCCGGCTTGCGGCCGCGCAGGGTCCGGAGGACTCCGCGGCCAAGCCGCTCACCGTCCGCTACGCCAAGTGGAAATCGAGGCACGGCGGCGGCAACCGCCGCAACCTCACTTTCACCGGCAACCTGCTGCGCAACTTCCAGGTCCGCACCGTGAGTGAAGGCCGCGCCAAAGCGAACCTCTCGACTCGCAAGGATCGCATCAAGGGCCGCGCCAATCAGGCCATCCAGCCCTGGATGGTCTTCTCGCCGAGAAACAGGCGGGCGGTCATCGAGGAAACGCGGAAGACTCTGGTGCAGCTGAAGTCCCGCCTGCTGATCGAAAAACAACTTGGCGGCAAACAGCGATGATCGACCCCTCGGAACTCATCAACCAGCTCGTCGCCTTGCTCCGCGACATCCCCGAACTGCTCGCCGAGATGCAGGGCGACGAGCGGCGCATCTATGCCTATCACGATCAGTTTCCGCAGCGGTCGAGCCTCGCCGCCGCGATCCACGAAATGCCCGCCCCGGCCATCATGGCCGCCTGGCAGGGCACGCAGCCCGGCAGCTTCGGCGGCATGGACGTCTGGAAGCACAGCGTCACGCTGTACCTGCGCGCCGGGGAAAGCCTTCCCGGCGATCCACCGACCGTCTACTACCGGCTGTTTCGCCTCATCACGAAAGGCGTGCCAGCCTCCCTGGGGGTGCCGATGCTGAATGCCGCGGTCCATCCCTCCTGTTACCCCATGGATCTGCCGCTCATCCAGCGGCAGACCGATGCCGAGGGCCTCGATTACTTCGAGGTGCCCCTCACGTTCACGGAAATCGGTGATGACTGACAAAGTCTGGTTGAAGCGCAACGACGGCTCGGGCGGGCCTCAGGAGTTTGAGGCCACGCCGTCCGTCATCGTCCCTCTGATCATCGCTGGCTGGAGCCAGTGTCCGCCCCCGGAGAAACCCACCCATGTCGACGACAAGACTCCAAGAAATCCTGATCGCGTTCGGAAAGCAGAAGCAGACTGACATCGCGACGGCGAACTCCGCCGCCCAGATGTGGCAGTTGCGGAAGCTGAACGCCCAACTCGCCAATCCGCGGCTGAGCACCGAGAACGACGCCGAGGAGTTCGGCAAGGGCCACGAGTTTGCCGTCCAGTCGTTCCAGACCTCGTGGGACGTGAACGGCACGCTGGAGAAGTATCTCAGCGCCGAGATCGCGGCCTGGGCCATGGCCTTCAGTCTCGGGAAGGCCGTGAAGTCCGGCACCGCACCCAATTTCACGTACACGTGTGCCCCGCTGATGCCGGCTTCGGGCGACTCGGCTGAACTACCCTACTTCAGCTTCGCCGAGCAGATCCGGCCCGGCGCCGGCGCGGTGCTCGACCGCATGGCGGTGGGCTGTGTCGTCGAGGGCTGGACGCTGACCGTCGGCTCGGGGCCCGGGCGCGCCAACTCGAAGATCACGGTTGAGTTTGTCGGCTCAGGCAAGTTCGCCGAACCCTCGGCCATTGTGATGCCGGCGGCGACGCTCGAAAAGCTGCTGCCCTCGGCTTCCATGGCGCTGACGATCAGCGGCGTCAACTACGTCACGACGAAGAGCATCGTGTCGCTCGAGGCGGGCTGGAAGAACAACGTGCGGCTGGACAGCGGCTTCTATCCGGGGTCGGGCTTCCAGACGGCGGGCAACGCCACGTCGGGCGCCATCCGCGGGCGGATGGAGTTTGGTAACCGCCAGGCGACGCTGCGTTTCACGGCGCGTTACGAGAATGGCTCGACGGAGCTGACCAAGCTGCGCCAGCAGACGAGTGGTGCGGCGGTGCTGTCGCTGGCCCACGATGTGAACAACTTGCTGGCGATCACGTGGCCGCGGGTGAGCTTCGCCACGGCAGAGTTGGGCGAGACCGACGGGATCGTCACCGTCGCGGTGGAATGCCTGCCCATGTGGGACGAGGCGAACGGGATCATCTCGGCGGTGGCGAAGTGCGGGGTGGACGGAATCGGTGAATAACGGACCTCCGCGCAATTGGGCGGAAGTTGCCTCAGGAGAACTCTCATGGAACAAACCAACGCTGTCTTTGACGCGGCGCGGCCGATCACACTGAAGCTGCGCACGCCCGAGGGAGTGAAGACCATCGGGGTCCGCTTCCCGACGGACGAGGAATGGATCGAACGCCAGCGCCGCCGGAAGGTGCTGATCAAGCAGTTGGGCCGGGGTGTGTCGGAAACTGTCATCTCCGGCGGCGAGGACGCGGACGCGGCGCTGCTCACCAAGATTCGCCAAGGCGAAGGGCCTGACGTCGACCCGTTCGAGGCCAGCCGGGTGATCGACCAGCTGGGCCAGTGTGATGTGGATGATGTGGTTCAGGAGGGCGACGCCTTCCGGGTGACGCTGCGCGTGATCGGCGGGACGGTCGAACACGTGCTGCGGATGCCGTCGGCGAAGGATGTCTTCGACTACCGGCGCGCGTTTGCCCGCGTGCTCGATCTGCCGTACAACCGGCAGGAGCTGACCGTGAATCTCGCCGCCGGTGGGGCGCTCTACAAGAAGCTGGCCACCTTGTCTGACGGCTACGCCGGCGAGCCGCCCATCATCCACCAGGCCGTGTCCGTCCGCGCCACGATCGACGCCCTCGATGCGAGCTTTCAGGAGACCGGGGACCCAAACTGACCAGCGGCGAGTGGCCCGAGCGGCCCTCGCTGCGCTTCCTCATTCATTGGGCGCTGCGGCGGAATGAACTGTGCGATCCCAAGCTCTGCCACGACGCACCAGACGACGGCGGGCGGTGTGATCACTGCCCGCTCGACCGATTGGATGCCGCGCAGGTGTCAGAGGCGGGGCAACTTCTGCGGCGAGCAATCGACCTGCGTGCGGCGCTGAAAATGGGCTTCAGGATCGGGCTGGATGAGGTGCGGGCGGATGAGTTAGCTGCGCTTCACCTGCTCACCGAAACACAAACGCGCTATGGCAGGAATGAGACTTACCCGAGCCGACAAACTCCACCGTGAGCTTTGATCGAGCTAGGCCAGATGATGTATCAACGGCGGAAATCTGCGAAGTCGCACCACGGGGAGATAAGGTCGATGAACGAGGAGCGTGTGAGTGGTTTCCCATAGCCTGCTTTCAAAGAGTGAGACAAGTACAGCAAATCACGAGCCCTTGTCATGCCCACGTAAAGAACTGCAGCTTCAGATGCGACAGCCTGGGTGTCGACGGCAGAGCGAAGTGGGATAATTCCATCCACAGCGCCGACCACAAAAACTGTCCCGAATTCATGGCCCTTCGCCCCATGAAGAGAACTGACTCGGACTGCATCTTGGTCAGGCGCAACTTCTCCGGCTTCGGGATCACGGAAAAGAAAAGCAGGGATATTGGCTGTGCGCAGGCTCTTCAGCGCGAGCTCTCGATAGTGCCGATTCCTGGCTACCACGCAAAGATCGCGTGGGGTGTAGTGCTTGTACTTCAATAGGGCGCTGATCTCGGTAGCGAGGAAACGGCCCTCTGCAGCTTCGTCTGGGCAGCAAACGACGATGGGACGACAACCCTCCCGAACGCTGAATTCGGGGCGAGCATCTGCAATCGCCACCGCCGACTGAATCACGTCCTCCTTCCACTCATCTTCAACAAGGGGAAAGGCTGCTTCAAGAATTTGTCGCGTGTTTCTGTAATTCTTGCGGAGAATCACCCCTCGTCCGGCGATCTCGATTCCGAGCCCACGCATGGTGTATCCACGCGTAAAGATCCGCTGGGTATTGTCTCCAACTAGCAGCAAGCCGTCGGCACGGTCACCAACTACGGAGTGCAGCAACCGGAGCGCCAACTCAGAGATGTCTTGAACCTCATCGACGATCACCGCCGAATAATTCGCCTGGGTCGGTTCCCCATCGCGGCGGTGACGAAATGCCATGCGAACGAATTCGGCAGGTTCTACAAAACCCTTGTCCAACAGGGAGCGGTGGTACCACTGGTAGAGACCCAGAACGGCCCTTCGCTGATCGGATGACAGAGCACGGCCTCGTCCTGCACGATCGGTCGTGAGATAGTCCTCAGCCTGATCATGGAGAAACCTCCCCATCAAGAAATCAACTTCAGTCCACAAATACTCCTGCGGAACATCCCGTAACGCCGTACGCCATGGCGCAGACGACTGCGTCAATGCTTGGTTACGCAGCGCCCTCCTAGCATCGGGTGAGTACTTTAGGCTAGGAAGCCCGCGAAAAGAGAGGTAATCAAGGCACCAGCGATGAAGATGTGTGACCTCAATCGATTCGCGCTCCGGGCCGCACAAAGCGTCCAGAAGTCTACTGGCCGCGGCAGCCAAACCTTTGTCGAACGTCGTAAATAAGACCTTCTCTCCTCTAGGACCGGCCAACTTGGCCAAGCGTCTCGCCCTGTGCAAGGCGACGACTGTCTTGCCTGAGCCACTAATACCCCGTAAGCGTGCCGGACCAGAGAAGGACCTTTGCACCAGAGATCGCTGGTCCGGATGTAGAAACAGCTGCCATTGTTCGAGAGTTCCGCGTTCCAGCACCTCCTCAAGGTCAACAGGATCGTCGAAAGTTATATATTCTTCCGAACCGGTGGGCAGGTATTGCACGGCTGCTTCCGGAAATTCTTCCTTGAGCTCAGCAGCGCCCGTCGCCAAATCGAACACGGACTGGCGCGTTGAGCTGTCACCTGTGGCGAAAGCGAGCAAGGCGTCGGCGGCCTTCGAGGAACGGTCGGCGAGCGATTGGAGCACGGACATGCATTCGAGGTCATTTGGGTCACTAATCGTACGAACTGCTGGAATATCCACCTCTGGCACACTGAGCCGGATTAGCATCTCGTCTGTGAACTTCTCAAACAACGGTGCCACAGTCCGATCAGTACTTGGCTGCTCAGCCTGTAAATCAGCGGACGGCACAATTTCAACTGTGGTCTCTATTGACGTCGCTAGGCGGAGTTCCCGCAAGCGCCCAGTCTTGGCATCGAAAACGTAGCCTCTATGTCCATCCAGGAATGAATCAACATGGTCATGAGTCCCTACAACAAGCGCGACCATCACATCATCACTGTCACTACGCTGCAGTACGAGTCGGTAGCCATCAGGCATCTCGAACTTCTCGCACTTTGGTATGCGCGTTTCTGCTCTACGTGGTGCTGATGGCTCCTGATCGCGTTGAAGCTCCAACAGGATCTCAGACGCCCGTTGATAGTGCTTTCGGGACGAACGCCTCAGACCATCGAGGTCCTTGGAAAAACTCGGTCTTAGTATGATTCGCGGCATTCAATAAGTACCTCGCGCGCTCGCACTCGGCACTGAAGCGTTTGAGAGTGCGCCGACATTAACGTTTGGTGGTTTCAGGGCTGATTATAACGAAATGAAGCGACCGCAGCCAATAAAGTTGCCGCATACCGTGCTGCGGAACTTTTACTGATTGGCTGCCACCCGGCCTGCATGACCGCCAACAACAAACTCGAACTCGTCATCGAGGTAGACACCAAGGGTGCGAATGCCTCGATCAAGAGCGTCAATTCCAGCCTTTCATCGATGGAAGCGGCGGCGCTCAAGACGGCGCGCGGAGCCTCTTCGGGCATCGATTCGCTGACCGTCTCGATCGCGAAGGGCGCAGCCGCGGCCAACGTCCTGTCGGGCGCCTTCGAGCGTGTCGTGGGCTGGATGAAGGCGCAGATCACCGAAGCCGCTCAACTGGCGGCGCGGAACGAAACACTCGCCGTCGTCAACGCGCAACTCGCCCGTGCCAACGGCTACACGGAAGGCTCGATTGAACGGCTGGTGGGCCGGGTGAAGGAACTGGGCATCACTACCCAGGCCTCGCGGGACATCGTCAACAAGATGATCGCCTCGCAGCTCGATCTGTCGAAGGCGACCGAACTGGCGCGGATGGCCCAGGATGCAGCGGTGGTGGCCGGTCAGGATTCGAGCCAGGCTCTGCAGGGGATCATCGCCGGCATCACCACGCAGCAGACTCAGGTGCTGCGCACCTACGGCATCAACATCCAGTTCGAGCGGGCATTCGCCGAGGCGCGCCGCCGCCTGGGCCGCGACCTCACCGAACTCGAGCGCCGCAATGCCGCACTGAATGCCGTGCTGGCCGAGGGCCCCAAGATCGCGGGCGCTTACGAGGCTTCGCTCGGCACGGTCGGCAAACAGATCGGCTCTCTCAATCGCTACATCGAGGAAGCGAGGGCAGCGATCGGCGCGGAATTCCTGCCGCAGATGCGGCGGATGATCGAGGGCCTGACGGAGCTGGCCAAGTGGGTGGGCCACAACTCCGATGTCATCGCGCTGTGGGCCAAGGGCATCGCGGCGGCCGCCGTGGGCGCTGCCGTGGCGCAGTTTGTGACGTGGCTGAGCGGCGCGAAGAAGGCTGTCGACGCGCTCACGCTGGCGATGGCGCGCAATCCGTTCACCGCCGTTGCGGTGGGCGCGGTCGTGGCAGGCACCGCGATCTATGAGATGAACGAGCAGACCCTCGAAGCGCAGAAGGGGCTGCTCGATCTGCGCAAGGCGGCCTTCGATACCAAGGAGATCATGGCCGCCGTGAATGCGGGCAAGTCGGCCGAGGAGCTTCGGAAGATGGGCTACTCGCTGGATCAGGTGCGCGAGGCGATGTTCGGCGGCAAGGAAGCGGCCAAGGAGTTCTTTGCGGCATTCGACAACGAAGAGTTCCGGCAGCGGATCAAGGATCTCAACCAGACGGGCGTCGACGAGGAAGCAATGCGACGGCGGCAGGCCGCAGCCGAGGCGCTGGCGAGGGACATGGCGAAGCAGCAATTGGCGGTGGAGCGGGAGTCGGCTCAGTCGCTCCTCACCACGCGCCGCAACATGCTCTCCGGATTCGCCCGCGAACTCGCGACGGTGCATGACCAGGTGCGGAAGTGGGCCACGCATGTGGACAGCGACGGCGTCGAGCGCGAGATCCAACTCACCGCAGCCGCATGGGAGAACGTCATCGCGCAGTTGCGGCTCCGGCTCGAGAACTGGCAGGGCGAAGTGCAGAGCACAACGCGGAAGCAGCTGACGGAGCATCTCGGCCTGGAGTCCGAGTCGTTCGCAAAGCGGATGGAGATGGAGGCGCGCCACCACACGCAGCGGCTGTCCTACAACGAGGAGATCGCCAACCGGAACCTCGACCATTCCGCGAGGCTGCTGCGCATCGAAGAGGACCGCGCCGGACTCTCGCGCGACGCGCAACTGCGGGCGCTGGAGGCGACCGATTCGCGCACCCTTGAGCAGAAGGTGGCGCTGGAACAGCGGCGCGCCGGGATCGAGATTGAGCACATCGTGCGCGTGCATGAGATCAGGATGCGGCTGTTCGACCTCGAAAGCTCGCGGATGCTGATCGAGGAAGAGGCCAACCTGAGGCGGCTGGGTTATCGGGTCGACGAGATCCAGGCCCGGCTCGCAGAGGTGACGGCACAGCGGGATGCGATCCGCGGCTTCGAGCAGGAGTCGATGCGCGCGGCGGTGGAAGGGGCACGGGAGAGCGCCGCCGTGCGCCAGGCCCAGTTGATCCGCGATCAGAACCGCCAGATCTTCGACAGCTTCAAGCGGCAGGCCGAGGGGGTGTTCGATGCGCTGCTCGTGAAGTCGCAGTCGGTGTGGGCGGCCATCGGGAACTCGCTGAAGATGGCGCTGCTGACCGCCATCAAGGAAGTGGTGACCTCACGCATTGCGGCCATGTTGATGCAGATGTTTGCCGGCGCGCGCATGCCGGTGGGCGGTGTGGGCGCGCTGGGGGCGTTGGCGCCCATGGTGGGCGGTCCTGGCGGGACGGGCGGTTTCAGTGGCCCGGTGGGCGCACTGGGCGGCGGGGTTTCCGGCTGGAAGAGCCTGCTAGGTTTCGGCGGCGGCGTGCAGTACGCACCCGGCAAGGCCGTGACCTGGGAAGCGGCGACGATGGGTCAGAAGCTCTCGGCGCTGGGCCGCTCGGATGCGGCGCTGGCGGGCGGCGCCGTGCTTGGCATGATGGGCCTTCAGCGTGGTGGATGGTCGGGTCTGGGCATGGCCACGGCGGGCGGCGCGATGATCGGCTACAAATTCGGTGGCCCCGTGGGCGCGGCCATCGGCGCGGGCGCCGGTGCGGCGGTGGGCTTCATCCGCATGCTGTTCAAGGGGCGCGACCAGAAGCTGATCGACGAGGTGAAGTCGCTTTACGGGATCACCATCGACAAGCAGTTTGCCCGGACACTGGCGGAGCAGAGCCGCGGACAGGACCTGCGGATCTTTTTGCGCTCGCCGCAGGTGCGGGAACAGATCGAGGCCTATGCCGCCTACAGGGGCCAGCGGATGGGGGCGCTCGACAATTCGCCGCGCGGGGTGAACCTCGCGCAGTCGGGCGGCGTGCTGGCGCAGGCGGGCACGTCTGTCGGTGGCTCGCTGTATGGCTATGCATCGGGGCTTCCGGCATTTGGCGGGCTGTCGCTGAAATCGTTCGGCTCGAATCCGCCGCAGCAAATTATCCACGTCACCATCCAGGCCGATGGCCAGGCGACGGAGAGTTTCCTCGAGGGCAAGACCGTGCAGTTTGTGACGCGCAACGGGCGCGCCGTGCAGCAGAGTTTGGGCCGGGCACTGCAGGAAAGCGCGGGCCGCACGCAGAGCGGCGCGGTGCTGATGGACCCGCTGGCGGCGAAGGTGTGATGCGATGCCCGGCAGTGTGCAACTGGCATCTGTGGATGCGGTGCTGCCCTATGCGCTCGCGGCGGCATTCACGGAAGTGGTGACGTGGCCGGCGGTGGCGAGCGACCGGTATCGCGATGGCCGCATGCAGGTCCGGAGTGACGCTGCTCTGCCGCGCCGGAGTTGGGCGCTCACGCGCCTGCTGCCCTACGCGGATTGGCTCGTGCTGCGCGAATTCTGGGAGGACCGCCGAGGCCCGATGCGGCCCTTCCATTTCTACCCGCGCCGGGCGGACCACGAACCCACGGGGGCTTCGCCCGTCGGCCGCCACCGCGTGCGCTTTGATGGCGCGCTCAGCCACGAATACCGGCTGGGCCGCTGGCCTGTTTCTTTCCGCCTGATCGAGATCTCCTGATGCCCGAGTATCTTGGACCCATCGCCATCCCCGAGGCGGCGCCGGCGGGCGTGTTTCCGCTCGTGCCCGAGTTCGGGATGGTCTTCGCCTCGGAACCCGAGATCGCCGTCCATCGCTTCGGCCATGGCGAGACGCAGGTCGAGCAGCGGTTCTGGCTGGGGCCGGGCGTGCGGCGGATCACGCTGCGGTTCGAGGCGCTGAATGCGGCGCGGCGCCAGGCGCTCGTCAATTTCTTCCAGTTGCGCCAGGGCAGCTATCAGCCGTTCTTCCTCGACGTAGCGATGCCCGATGGGGCGACGGTGCGCCATACGGTCCGGTTCGCCGAGCCTGCGCTGAGCCTGGATCAGTTCGAGGACGCGCTCTGGCAGGGTGGTGTGGAACTCGTCGAGGCGCCGCAGGATACGCCCAGCTTCGCGGTCACGCAGACCCTCACCCGCTTCCCCTCCGCCGAACTCGCCAGCTCCCTGCTCGGTCAGACGCAGGAGCTGATCCCGCTGGTGACCGTCGGCAGTGACATTCACATTTCTGACCGCCGCGTCTCGGTGGGCGGAGTCTTGCACCAGCCCCGCCTCGTCGATTGGGACGGCATTTCGCAGGCGCTGGACGGCTCGGCCGATGCGGCGCGCTTCCGGCTCGGCAATGCGGATCGCGTGATGACGATGCTCGTCAACGCCGTCGATCTGTGGAAGCAGCCCGTCACGTTCGCGCTCTTCCACGTTGGCTCAGCCACGCGCATCGATCTGTGGAAGGGCTTCGTCACCCGCTGGTCGCTCGACCAGGCCGGCGGCTTCGAACTCGAGGCCAGCGACGGGCTGTTCGAGTTGAACCTCCCGTATCCATCGCGCAAGATCACCCGCGATGAGGTGAAGATCCCGGATCAACCGGTGAATGTCGGCGGCAAGAAGGGCATCTCGCGGATGACGGCCACCTCGGTGGTCAACGACACCGCCTATGGCCGCGCGCTGAAGGACATCTACGTCAACGACGCGGCGCATCCGATCCCGGTCGAATGCGAGATCGTGGCCGGGCGGGATGAATCGGAGTTCTACGCCGCGTTGGGGATCGTGGGCCGGGGACCGATTTCGGGCTTCGCCACCAGCACCGCGCAGCCGCACACTCTCGATGGCCAGCCGAATCACGGTCCCGGCTTGCTCGGTCTGCGGCGCTCGCATGGCGGTAATCCTGTCACCGGCGACGAGACGCCCGTCAACCACTCTCCCGATGCCGGGTCGCACTCCTTCGCCTTGGATGAAGTGGGCAAGCCTCTGCCCAACAACCCGGTCCCCGGCGTGGCCTTTCTGCAGATTCGCCGGACGGACGAGAAAGGCATCCAGCCGATCCGCCCGACCGAGAAGAAGATGCTGGCGCAGATCACCGGCGGCCTGGGCTGCTGGGCATGGACCGCGCCGGGCACACGCGTGTGGGTTCCCGCATGCACGAACCCGGTGTGGATCGCGGTCAACACGCTGCTGCGCGCCAAGGGACTGTCCGCTGCAACATCGGCCGAGCAGGAAGCTCTCTTTGATGTGCCGGCCGCCATCACCGCGGCACAGACCTGCGACCAGTTCGCCGACAAAATCATCGGCACCGGCCAGGAACCGCAGTTCCGCTTCACCGGCGTCATCGCCGAAGAGCGCCCACTGCGCGACTGGCTGCAGGAGATCCTCGGATCGTGCCTCGGCTATTTCACCTTCGTGGCCGGGAAGCTCCGCATCGGAATTCGCCTGCACTCTTCGACCGTCGAGGCCTTCACCTCCGGCAATATTCTCTACAACTCGCTGCATCTGTCGAGCTTTGAATCGCGCTTCAATGACCTCACCGCCGCCTTCGCCGACGTCGACTACGGCTACCAGCAGAATGCGCTGAACCTCTACGATGCCGATCATGCCGCGCGCGTGGGCGAACGGCTCAAGGCCAACGTGAACCTCGTCGGGGTCGCGACCAAGAGCCAGGCCGCCCGCCTGATCACCACCCGCCTGCGCGAAGAACTCGGCGGGCTCACTGCTGCAGAGCAGCTGGCCGCCCGGCAGATCAGCTTCCGCACCACCGTTCTGGCACTGAACACCGAACCCGGCATGGTGTGCTCGATGAGCCACCCGGACATGCCGAACGTGTCTGGCGAATTCCGCGTCATCCGCTGGCGCCTCAACCGCGACTACTCGATCGACCTCGAGGGCCGCTCCACGACCGACTCCATGTACGATCTCACCGTCGGCGACAAGCCCACGGACGTCGTACCGGAGCCGGTGCCTGAGTTGCCCGCCTCAGATCTGTTCCCCGGCAAGGTGTCGGACATCGAGGTTGCAGGCAGCGTCCAGTTTGACGGTCTCACCGCTGAGGTCACTCTCCGCTACACTCCGCCCGATCCGCTGGGCGTCTTCCGTGGCGTCACGGCTTTTGTCCGCATGCCCGAAGACAGCGAAGCCGTCCCACTCGAAGCCGGCAGCGCCCGCTACGAGCCCGATGAAGAGGGGCGCGGCCAGATCCGCATCTCTCTCACCCAGCCCGTGGGCGACCAGCAATCGTGCCGCATCTGGCTGTGTTCGCGCTCCGCCATTCTCACCGCTCCGCTCGATGAGGATGAGTCCCCGTCGATCACCGTTGAGATCCCTGGCGCCCTGCCCATCGGAGATCTGCCGCTGGGCGACATCACCCAGGTCACGGCGCTGCCTTCCATCGAAGAAGGCCGCGTGCGCATCAAGCTGGCCGGCGTGTGTCCCGATGACGAGATGTTCGCCGGGGCCGAGGTCTTCATCGAGATCCCATCCGAGCTCGATCCCGACCCCGAGCAGCCCACCCTGCCGGGCCAACTCTACCCGCAAGGCTGGCACTGGGCCGAACCCTCCGCCGAAGGCACGCCCCGCATGTGGGAAGCGCACCTCGATGTGCCGGCACCGCCGCTGGCCTATTTCCGCACGCTCGTCGAGCCGAAGATCACCTGGGTCCTCTACGCCCTCTCCCGCTCCTGGGGCTACGCCAATCGTTTCCGGCGTCTGACCAGCCTCACGCCCTCTGAACCCGCCGACGCCACGCCGCACGTTGCCGTCGCTCTCGACTTCACCGAGTTGGTTGCGGGGTCCGCCAGCGAAGACCTCGGCTCGGTGACGCTCGTCGATCAGCCGGTGGTGAGTCAGGACGGCGCCGGCGTCCAGATCGCGCAGGCCTACATCCCGCCCTACTACGGCATCGGCGAGGTCTTCACGATCGGCAATTTCGAAGGCGTGAAGGCGATGATCGAACTCGGCGACGGCACCGTGCTCGATCGCGGCTCGCACCCCTACACCGCCACCTGGGATGCGCCGGGCTTCAACGTGGACACCGTGCGCGTTCAGATCCCGCGCCCGGAATCCCCTCCGGCCACCGTGTACCTGCACCTGATGAGTGAGGAGCCGGATCGCCGGCAGAAGTTCAAGAAGGTGATCCACCAGGGCTCTCCGGTGCTGCACGGGATGTATGCCATCGCCGTGGTCGAAATCACCGAACAGGCGCTCGAGTTCACGCCGCCCGTGCTGGCGGCCGTCACGCCGCGCTACCGCGAGATTCCCGGCGCGAAGGCAAAGGAGTTTCGGCTCGATCTGCATCTCAGCAGTGTGCCCGCCGGCGGATATGGCGGCACGCAATTTGATCTGCAGGACACCGCGACTGGCTCGTGGTCCTACAGCTTCCAGCACCACTCCGCGGGCCAGCCGCACGATCCGGTTGCCTCGGGCGACTGGTGGAAGATTCAGCCCGGCGAGTCGCGCACCTACAAGGTGAAGGGCTGGGCCTATCCGGCTGCGGCGCCCAACCAGCGCGTTGCCACCAACGAGATCACCGTTGAAGTGAGCCTGCCGATGGACGAGGTGATTCCTCCCGTCGATGCGGGCGGCTTCCAACTTGCGGTCGCCGGCTACACGAACGGCGAAGATGGCGAGCCCTATGCGGATGTCCATGTGACGTGGACGATGCCTGCGGGCGCTGATGTCGTGACCGCCTACATCTGCGAACGGCCGCATGGCCACACACCCACACCCACCCTCGCCGAGTTCACGAGCCTCACCTCTTCCACCGGCACGACGTTTCAATCCTGGCGCCGTCGGCCCCGCGATGGCGCGCGCGTCTTCGTCCTGCTCACCGCGGCGAACCAGGCCGCCGGAGTGTGGCGTCCCGTGGATGCGGCGGCGCCCGTCAAGTGGGTAGACATCGCCCCGTGGGGCAGCCCCGGTCCGGTGTCGAATCCTTCGGTCACGATTCAGAACCAGCGCACCATCGACGGTGCAACCTACGTCGATATCGCGGTCAACTTCACGCCGCCCAATTCGCCCGACTACTGGTACACGAAGGTCGGCCGCATCTTCCGCCTCAACGCCAACTTCGACCCGGTCCCCGGCGAGACGTGGGACAACCACGGCGACTTCGGTGAGCGGGCGAGTTTCCTGATCGAAAACATCAAGCTGCAGAAGGACCCGCAGTACCAGACCTTCCGCTTCCGCCCCGTCGACTGGCGCGGCAACATCGTCGAAGCCGACACGCGCACCGTCAACTTCACGCTGCCCGCATCGACGGGTCTGGATCTGACTCAGGTCAACACCAGCAAGGTGCTTGGCTTCGAGATCGTCAACGGCCGGTTTCAGCCCAAGCTCTCCTCGGACTTTGTCGTCGATGCGGAAGGCCGCCTGACCCAGTTCGCCGTCGATCTGGCCAAGGCCCACAACTACGGACCTGAGTTCACCAAAGAGGGCAACGCGCTCGCCATCCAGGCCATCGCCATCAACAAGCTCCTCGCGGGCACGGCGCTGTTTGCGGGCAATGCCGTCTTCGCCTCCAACGATGGATCGAGCCTCACGATCGGCGGCACCGGCATCGTCGCCTCGCGCGGCGGCAACCAGATCACCATCGGCGCCTCGTCGGTCAGCATCACGGGCGGCGGCTCGACCATGACGATTTCGAGCGGCGGCATCACCGCGGGCTCGGGCTGGTTCACATCGCTCAACGTCTCGGGCGGCAGCCTGACCATCTGGCAGGGCGGCATGACGCGCTCGTTCATGGATGCGAACGGGATCCACTGCGCCGGCAGCCTCTCCGTCACGGGCAACATTCACTTCAGCGGCTCGATCAACGGCAATGTCGTCCGCACCGTCAACGGCCAGAGCGGCGACGTGACGGTCTCGGGCGGCGAGCAGGGACCACCGGGACCGCAAGGCCCCCAAGGTCCGCAAGGGCCACAAGGCCCGCAGGGTCCGCCCGGCGCGGTCACTTCCGCCTGGGACTGCCCCTACACGGGCTGGGGCAACTCGACCGTCGCCACCGCCCTCGACGACATCCTGATCCGCCTCAACGCCGCAGGAATCTGACATGCCCACCATCACCATCACCTTTCACGAAGACGGCGAGGAGGCAGTGCAGTTCGTCATCCCGGCCGAAGCTGCCGCCGCAATCCAGGCCCACGTCGACAGTCTCACCACGCGCGAGATGCGGGTCGTCAACAACGAAATCGTCGCGCACGAGGAGAACCCCTTCGAAGGATCAAAGGCGAAGTTCTTCCTGCACATCTGCAACGAGCAGATCCTGAAACCGATCCTGCTACGGCGTGCACAAGCCATCCCGCAGATCGCGCAACTTCGCGCCCATCAGGAGCAGATCGAGCGCCAGATTCAGGAGGCGATCGAACAGGCGGCATTGATCCGCGTGGAGGGTCAGTGATGGCGGAACCGGTGACGCGCGAATCCACGTGGGACGAGGCCGACCTGAGTTGGGATGACGCGGACTTCCCCTGGGAGCCGCCGCCGCAGACCTACGCCGGCGTTAAGGTGCCGCCGTCGGAGACGCATCGTCCCGCCGGCATCGGCGCGCCGGGAGGCAGATAAATGGCCGTCATCGTGACGCTACAGGGCGGGGAGAAACTGCGTGACTCCCGCGCCGTGATCAATGCGAACTTCGCCGCCGTGAACGCGGCGGCGGGCGGAAAGTTTGCCGCCAATCTCTCGGGCGTCACCGGGCCGCTGGTGATCACCCACAGTCTCGGCACCGAGGATGTGATCGCGCAGTTCTGGGACGCCAACGGGCGCCTTGCCATCGCGGACGTCCAGATCAATGGCCCGAACTCGCTCACCGTAACCTTTGCCAGCGCCTTCACCGGGCGCATCGTTGTGCGGAGTTGAACATGCGCAGATCCATCTATCTCCTGCTGGTGTGGGCGCTGCCCGCGACGGCACAAACGCCCGTCACCGGGACACTCGATATCATCGGACGCCTCAACGCCACGCAGGCGCTGTCCACCGCGCCCGCCAGGCTCGTCTCGTCGCTGCCCGCCACCTGCACGCAGGGCCAGGCCGTGTTTCTGACCACCGCCCCACTCACCGAGTGGCTGCACATCTGCACGGGCGCCCACACCTGGACCAGGCAGATGCAGTCATCGGTGGCGTGGAGTTCGATCACGGGCAGGCCCGCGACGTTCCCGCCGTCGGTGCATTCGCACCTCGCCGTCGACCTTCCGGCCACGGCGTTGTACTCGACCGGTACATACGCCAACCCGGCGTGGCTGACCAGTCTTGCGGGATCGAAGGTCAGCGGTGCTGTGCCCACCGCGCAGGCGCTGGCGGCCAACGGCACGAACTGTCCCACGGGGCAGGCGGCTTCGGGTGTCGATGCCGAGGGCAACGCCGAAGGCTGCTTCGTGCCCGATGGCCAGGGCGGCTCGGTGGGCACGGTCACCAGCATCGGGCTGGCGGCGCCCGCGCAGTTCACCGTGTTCGGCTCGCCCATCACTTCTTCCGGAACATTGAATCTGGGCTGGGCGAATCAGTACGCCAACACCGTGCTGGCCGGCCCGGCATCCGGCGCGCCCGCCGCGCCCACGTTCCGCGCGCTGACCTCGCAGGATCTGCCGGGCACGTTGCTGTACTCGACCGGCTCCTATGCGAATCCGGCGTGGCTCACTTCGCTGGCCTGGTCGAAGCTGACCAGCGTCCCTTCGACATTCACGCCCGCCGCCCATACGCATCTCGCGGCCGACCTCCCGGCCAATGTGCTGTATTCGAGCGGCACGTATGCCAACCCTTCCTGGCTGACCTCGCTCGCCTGGTCGAAGCTCACCGGCACTCCGGCCATTACGACCACGAACACGCCCAACGCCATCGTCCAGAGGGACCAATGGGGCGATGTCTACATCAACAGCATGACGGCACAGGGATCCATCGCCGTCACCGGAACCGTTTGGGGATCGCTCACCGGCAACGCGTCCACGGCCAGCGCCCTTGCTGCCAACGGCGCCAATTGCGCCGCCGGCCAGGTCCCGCTCGGCGTCAACGCCAGCGGCGCAGCAGAGGGCTGCTACGACCCGAACACCTATCGCGCGCAGCAGATCAACTTCGGCTTCGGCGGCGATCCCACCTCGGTCATTCCCAACACGACCTTCCACAACGTGTGGCGCGCCCACGCGCACGGCGCCACCGTCACCGAGGTCGCCTGCTGGACCGACACCGGCACCGTCTCGCTCACCATCCGCCGCAGCGATGGCACCAACATGCACTCCGCGCTGACCTGCTCTACCAGCGGCGCGTCCACTTCGTCCATCTCCACGCCCGGCGTCGCCATCGGGCAGGGCCTCGGGTTCGTCACCGCCTCGGCCTCGAGCGTGAAGAACCTCTCGGTCTCGATCAAGTACACGAGGTCCTACTGATGCGCGCGCTTGCCCTCCTGTTCTTCACCACGATTCTTTCCGCTCAGACCACCATCCCCGCAGCCACCGGCAGCGGCGAACAGATGGAAGGCTACCAGCAATCCGATGGCGTGCTCTGGGGGCAAAGCTGCGAATTCAGCCTGCCGTGGGTCGACTACGGGACCGGCAATCCGACGTGGTACACGCCCTCATCCTGGCAAAGCGTCACCACCGTCACGGCCGCTGCGACCACCACCAGCAGCACGTCCACCTGTGGGGTCGACAAGTCCCTCAGCCACTACATCGCCACCTTCCCCACCGGCAGCATAGGCTCGGCCACGATTCTTTCCGCCACGCTCCATTTCTATGCGCAGGCCAAACGCACGCCGGCGTGGGACTACCAGGGCTACACGCTCACCCTCATCCGCGAGACCACCATGCAGCCCGCGGCCATGCGCAGTTGCCAGAGCTATTCCGGCAGCGGCGGCATCGCACTCAGCTCCATCAACGCGCCGGCCTGGAACACCATCAACATCTCGAGCCCGAACACCGTGATCCAGAAAACCGGGCCGACCTACCTGCTGCTGTATGTCTCCGGCTGCCCCGAACCCGAGTACCTGCCGCCCGGCAATCAGACCGTCCGCGCCGCCGCCGTCGACATGATCCGCGGCACGCACGCCAACCGCCCGTATCTGGTCATCACCCTGGCGGGGAGCCGTCCCCGCCTGATCGTTGTCACCGAAGGAGAGTAATCATGCCCGACATCACCATCACGTTTCAGGAAGAAGGCGACGAGCAGATCGGCTTCCGCATCCCGGCCGCCGTGGCCGCGAAGATGGACGCCTTCATCGCCGAACGCAACGCCAACCCCGTGCTGGGCGGTCCCGCCTACGAAGGCAAGGCCGACTGGTTCACCAGGGAATGCTACTACCGCATTCTGAAACCGGTGCTGGATCGCTACCCCGATCCGCCGCCCGAGGAGGCACAGGCGAAGCTGGAGCAGGCCGCGCAACTGCAGCAGGAAGCCGCGCAACTGATCGCCGAGGCCGCCGTGCAGCCGTTCATCCCGATCCAGCCGGAGAACACGGAGGGCGCATGAGCACGCCGGACCCGCAGTTTCTTTCGTTCCCCGAACCCATGGTCGAGGAGCTCCGCCGCCTTGAGCAGGCCAAGATGCACCTCATCGCCGGCTTCCTCTACGCGACGGGACTCAAGGGCAAGACGATCAGCGTGGCCCCGGACCTGTCCGGAATCGAGGTCGGCGACCTGCATCCTGCAAAGCCGGAGGCGCCGCAATGATGCCCTCGCCGCGCTGTGTCGAACTCGTGAAGCGCTTCGAAGGCTTCTGCGCGAAACCCTACCTCTGCCCGGCTGGGGTCGGGACCATCGGCTACGGGCACACCGAGGGCGTGTCGATGTCGGATCCGCCCATCACGCGCGAAGCCGCGGCGGCACTGCTCGAAAGAGATCTCGCCGTCTTCGCGGCGGGAGTCGCCCGACTGCTGACCGTGCCTGTGACGCAGAACCAGTTCGACGCGCTTGTCAGCTTCGCCTACAACGTCGGGCTCGGCAACCTGCAGCGATCGACACTGCTTCGCAGAGTGAACGTTGGCGATGTGGCCGGCGCCGCCTGCGAGTTTGCGAAGTGGACGAAAGCCAAAGGCGTCGAACTGCCCGGCCTCGTGAAACGCCGCGCGGCCGAGCGCGCCCTGTTCGAGGAGGCATGATGCTCACCAACATCGTCAAAGGCGCAGCCACTGTGCTGCTCGCCGTCCTCGCCTGGTGCGGCGTGGAATGCGCGATCACCATCCGTGCCTGGCGCGCCCTGCCTGATCATGTGCTGATGCTCGCCAGCGAGCAGATCACCGCCACGCAATCCATCGTCGACGCCCGCCTCGCCTCGCTCGAAGCCCGCGCTGATACTCAACTCACCGCCACGCGCGCCGAGGTCCTCCGCCGCGTCGATTCGCTCATCGAGCGCAGCGACACTCGCGTGGCCGAATCGCTCACGCTCGTCGACAACCGCGCCGCCGAGATCCTCCGCCAGACCGAAGCCACAACATCCGCCGCCACTGATGTCCTCGAAACCACCAACCGCCTCACCGCCTCGCTCGAACCCTGGCTCGATTGCGGCACGCCCGAGCAGGGCAGGGAATGCCTCCAATCGAAGCTCTGGTGGATGACCCTCAAAGCCGATTCCGTCATGACCAACATCGCCATCGCGACCCCGCGCCTCGTGGAAGCCGCCGAACTCAGCGCCCGCAGCGGCCAGCAAGCCGCCGCCTCGGCCGCCCTGACTTCAGCCAACCTCGCCACCATCACGAAGCCCGGCCCGCGCTGGCTCCGCTGGGCGGGCGTGGGCCTCAGCGTCGCGGCGCCCGCCTCGCAAATCGCCATGCCCTTCGTCCTCGGGAGGCTCCGATGACCCAAGGCCAACTCGACCTCAAGACCCTTGACCGCCTGCTGTCCTGGCTCACGGTCTACGTCTTCCTGCTGGCCACCGCCTGCTGGGTGGCCGGCGTGTTGAAGGATCTGGTGCCGATCCTGACGCACCTGATCTCGGGATTCAGCGGCGCGGCCTTCGCCGTGATGCGCAGCGCCGCCACACAAAAGGAAAAGGAATCAAATGAAGACCATTAAACGCTGGCTCGGCGCCATCAGCGCCTACTTCACCACCGGCCAAGCCGCCCGCCAGGCCCAAGCCGCCATGGAACTGATCGGCGAAGTCCGGCCCTACATCATCCGCGCAGCGGACCTCACCGTCACCCTCACCCCCTCCCCCGGCGACGACCTCGCCTGGGCGGCCATCAAAGCCAAATACCCCCGCCTCCTCACCACCCAACACCGCACCGCCGACGAAGTCAAAGCCGACGCCCTCCTCATCGCCACCGAACTCATCCTCGCCCAATACCCCCACCTCTCCACCACCGTCGCCCGCCTGGCCGCGCAACAGAGCTATCTTGACTGGCGCGAGAGCTTGTGATGCGCGAGGACCGACGCGTCGCCGCCGGAGATCCCCCCCGAATCGCCTGGATTGATGGTGCCGCCGTCAGGCGTGCAATTGTTTGGCGTTCACGCCATACTCACAAGCCACCTGCGCGATGGACACGCCCGAGGCGTGCGTCGCTTCGACGATACCCCGCTTCTGCTCGGCCGGCCCCTGCCGGCGCACCTGCCGCATCAACACACGCGGAGGAACCAATTCGCCATTGCTCATGCCAATGCCCACCAGCATCGGCCCTCCGGCCCTGAACCGCCTGACGGTTATGGCCGCACGCTTACCACTTCCGTGACCGATACGCCGGCCATCCAGCAGCAGATCGCGGGCCTCGCTGATGGCGGGACCTGCACCTTCTACATCTGGGCTCGGGTCCCCTCCGGCACGCGCAAGGTATCGCTGACGATCGTCAACAGCGCCTACGCCGCCTACCTGGCTGGGCCCACGCAGGTGACGCTGACGAACTCCTGGCAGCGCCTCAAAATAACCGAGACGCTGGCGAGCGGCCAGACCGGTCTCTTGATCGCGTTGCGCCAATACGCGACCAACGGCGACGACTGGTCCACTGGCGACATCCATCTCTGGGGTGCCTGTCTCCAGCAAGGCAACAACCCACAGGCCGCCTACGCCCGCACCTGGGCCACGGAGTTACAACACATCGCCTCTGGCTTCGCCGCCGGCCCCACCGTGATCGCCGCCCCGGATAGCGCCGCCTCACCCCTCAAGATCCTGGGCCCCGGCTCGAACCTCGCCGACAGCACCCTCCTCGAACTCACTGCCAACGGCGAACTCATCCTCGCCGGCGGCTCCGGTACCGGCTATCGCTTTGCCCAAATGATGAGTGCCTCCAATCCATCAGGATGGTCCGGCGTGCTGAAAGTGAAAGACCCCGCAGGGGCCACCGCAGGCTACATTCTGCTCTATACGTACCCGTGA